TCTTAAACATGAACTCAAAACAATTCTTAAATATGTGGTCGAAAACGACTATCAAAGTTTCACCTATGGGAACTGGATCGTGTCTTGGTACAACCAAGAATGGAATCAAGACACCATCATTGAAACACTAAGTCAAGAGGACGAAGAAATTGAATTTGAAGTTGAATTACCGAACACCAAGTTAGAGGTAATTTATGCTCCACAAAGAATTTGTATTTCTATGGATACTGGTGTTACCCCATCCGGTGTTTCAGATCTTGACACTTTAAAAGCCATGTTGGAAAATGCTTTGGCCGAAGAAAATTATGAAATGGCCCAAAAAATTCAAGACATCCTGAAGATGTCGCACAAATCTGAAGAAATTTAGATACATAGAAAAAACAGTTTTCTTTGAAACACATTCTTACCATCAACGAATTTTTTGACACCGGAGTTTTTGGTGATACCTATGGGTATGGTGGGGCAAACGGCATTTTCAAGGTTCAATATAAGCCCTATAAAGATTTGTCCGTTTCTGTAGGACCGGATCCTAGAGTTCCTAGAAACATCCCAGGATCAAAATTTCAGGTGGGAGATATTGTCATAGGAGTACCAATTAATGATGATAAGAAGGTGGCCGGCATGGTCGTTAAAAATATTCTGGCCCCAGATCACAAATCATATCGCTTTTTTGTTCAGATCCACACCAAAGGTAAGAAGGACCAAAAAGTTTTGGAACTAAAGCCAGACACGGTAGAATTTGTGGATATGGGGGATAAAGGACATCGTCAGGTTGTATCTCAATATAAATTCAACGATATGCCCGGTGATGCTTATAACTCTAAAACAGTTTATACAAATCCTGGTTTGGGAATCGAAGCGGTAGGAAGTTGAGAAACTTTTACTGTTCTTCTGTGTACAGCACAGGATGATTTTAAGCAAAACCCCTCACAAATTAGGTTCTATTGTTGGAAATTTCAAGTTCACAAGGAACGATGAAGTTTCACCCAGACAATTTTTGCAATTTGTGTCGGATACAATCGACAGACACGTCAAAAACGGGATAGATGTCACTTGTTTTCAATTAACCGAAGCAGATTACAATTTGCCAGATTTTTCCAATTTGGAAGAAGGCCATTCAGATTTAAACCTTCTAGATAATTTAAGTCAAAATCTAAGAGTTCATTCCCACAGAATTTTATTTTTCCTATCACAACACTTTTTTCTAGGTTCAAAGTTGCCAGATTCTGTCGAACAAACCCATGTGATGATAGGAAAACTTGCTTCTTTGATAGAAGGATTGGGCATTTCTGAACCTTGTGTGCTGCTCAGAGTAGGAAGTGCTTATGGTAATAGAAAAGAAACTGCCCAGAGATTTTGTGAAGAAATACAAAAATTTCCGCTGTCTATCAGAAAAATGCTGGCCGTCACAAATGATGATAAGCCCTCTCTTTTTTCTGTAACTGATTTATTAGCTGGAGTTTTTTACCCTGTTAAAATTCCAATTTGTTTCAGATCCCTACCCCATCAATTTAATTCTGGGGGTCTAAATTTTAGAGAGGCTCTATTTTTAAGTTGCTCTACTTGGGAATCTCCTTATAAGCCAATTTATTTTCACGGAGAAAGTTCTATTTTAGATGACAAAGGAATTTCAATCTCTCCAAATTCCTCTGTAAGGTTATCCCACCGTATTCCAACTTTTGGTTTGGATGTAGATGTTGTTGTTGAATCGCCAGATTCCTATAAAACTTGTATCCAATATTTGTCCGAACACAAATCTTTGATTCCTTTGATAATTCCAAAAATTTAAGAAATTTGTTGAATTAATTTGTTTATTTTTACGCCATGCCAGAATTAGCAGAAGTCAGATTAACCGCGGAATATGTTCAAAAAATTTCACAGGGTAAAATTTTCCATGGGGTTTGGAAAAATCCAGAACACAAAGGAAAGGAATTTACTTTAGAATCTCCGTTTAAAATTCAAGCCACTTCCAGAGGAAAGGAAATGCTTTTGTTATTAGAAACCATGGAAGATTTTCCGGTTTCAACCAAATCTGAAATTCTTTCTTTAAAAATGACTATGGGCATGTCTGGTCATTTCAAATGGGCAGATTTGGGTTCAAGACCTAAACACACACATTTAAGTTTTCTTTCCTCTGAAGGAGAAGTGTGTTTCGTAGATGTAAGAAGATTTGGTAGATGGTCTTTCGAATCTTGGAATCCGGAACGAGGTCCGGATCCAGCTAGAGATTTTGAAGCATTTAAAATTCATGTCTTATCAAATTTGAAATCAAAAGCATTCGAGAAACCCATTCATGAAGTTTTGATGAACCAAAAATTCTTCAACGGAATTGGCAACTATTTAAGAGCTGAAATTTTATATCGCATTGACTCTGACCCCTTTAAGGCCGCTGGAGATTACATCGCCCAACACCCGATTATTTTAGATTTGTGTCGGGATTTACCTACCATAGCCTACACTCTCGGCGGGGGTAGAATTAAAGATTGGAAAAATCCAGATGGCAAAATTCCTACCAATTGGGATGAATTTATGTTGTGCTACGGCAATCCTCTGATGTCTAAAATAACAGATAAAAACGGTAGAACCTTTTGGTTTAATCCCAAATGGAATACAAAAAAATAACTATGATCCCACTTTCAATCCTCAAAAATTGTCTTTTCTTCGATGTTGAAACTGCTGGTTGGTGTCCAGACTTGGAATGTCTCCGCGAAGAAAATCCTAGATTAGCTAAACTCTGGGAAAGAAGGGTAAAATATTACAGATCCTATCCAGAATTCCAAAACTCTACTAGTGATCAAATTTACCTCCAAAAAGCGGGACTAGAACCAGAATATTCCAGGATTGTGTGTATTTCTTTTGGTACAATCAACGAAGATGAAAGTACAAGATTTATTTCTTTTTATGGAGAAGATGAGATTGATATTCTGACTAAGACAAAAAAAGTCCTTTCCAACTCGATGACCAAAGGCATGAAACTTGCTGGGCACAACATTAAAGGTTTTGATGTTCCGTGTGTGGGCAAAAGAATGATTTACAATGGAATTGAACTTCCTGGTAATTTAAAAGTCTGGGATAAAAAACCATGGGAAATTCCATTTTTGGACACCTCTGAAATTTTCGCTTTCGGTAGCTGGAGTCAGCAAAAATATTTAAGTTTAGACTTACTTTCTTGTTCGATGGGAGTTGAATCTCCTAAAGAAGATATAGACGGATCCCAGGTCCATTCCACATTCTGGGTAGAAAAAGATTTTGAAAGAATCAAGGTCTATTGTGAAAAAGACGTTGAAACTGTAATTCAAGTTTTACTTACTGCAAGTAAATTGTAGTACCCTTCGGAAATTTATTTGGATATATAGTCCAAATAAATGACCGAATTTTGGGATTTCCTGTTTTTAATTTCGATGAATTTTTAGGGGAGAATGATTCAATCCATTCTCCTCTAAGTTCTGATTTGTGTCAAAAATTTTGGGATAAATATAAACATCCGACAGGAAAGACTAAATGGGATCTGGATCCCATCGTTAGAAAAAAATTAATTAAGATATCGGAGTCTTTTATTGGAGATCTTGAGGAATCCATCGGAGACAGTTGTACAATTTCAGATATTCGTTTGGTTGGTCCAATGTGTGGACCACATTACAGTGAGGATTCTCCATTGGAGGTTGAGATTGTTTTCGATTTAGATTCCCAAAAAGAAAAAAAAGCTTTAATAGCAGAGAAAATTAATCACCAAGCTTTTTTGTGGCAATCTAAACCAGAAGTTACCCTGCGGGGCCACGAGGTCGATCTAGAAGTCATAGGTGTTGGGGAATCTAGGGTCAAGTCTGGGATTTATTCTTTAAAACAAAACAAATGGATAAAGCCACCCAATCTGGAAGAAAAAGAAAATTTTGGGGTAGATGAAAAAAAGGCCATGAGTGTTTGTTATCTCCTCGAAAAATTGGAGAGAATTCAAAGTTCGGAGTTTGCAGATGCCAAGATCCAAAAGCAGATCATCAAAAAAATCCAATCTAATCTTGGTAAATTGAGAAAAAAAGCTTACACCCCCAAGACTAAATCACTGGCAGAGCAATCTGCCTACCGTAAGCTCCTCGAAGGAGGATACATACAAAGACTGGTTAAAATGCTAGAACATAACACCAAATAATTAAACCTTATGATTTTACTGTTCAAAAAAAATTCCACATTCACTGCTAGTAAAGACCCGGATAAATCCGGTTCCGTTTTTCCTTTGATTAATCTACCCACAAATATAGAAGGAACACCCACAGATTTAAATGATTTTCAGTGGTGGTCTTATACCGATAAATGGCAAGAATGGTTGAAAAAAAATCCCAGAAGTTGGACTGCAGAAGCAGAATCTTATTTTGAATTGGGAAAAAGCTTGCTGGAGAATATAGAGCAAGCCGATGATTTTTACCGCCAATTTTTTGAATTTGAAGTTAATTCTTTAACAACTTCTGGTCATCTTTCCGGATTTGATGAATTTTTAAAAGTATACGAAGCCGAAGAAAAATCAGGTGATCCAGACAAAAGAGCAATCCGCTTTATGTATGCAATCGAGGCTTTGGAAAAATCAGGAGAACTTAAAACCACTTTAGAACTGGATGGTTTGGAAGAAGGTAAACAATACGCTGTTGTAATAGACCCTTTTGATGAAGCAGGAACCACAGTCCCTGAAGGCAGACAAGCTCTCAGATTTAAAAAAATTAAAGACACCCCAAATTTAATTGTGGCCGAAGTTGATTATTCGATTCCCTTGGAAAAGGAATTAAAAGGGGATGCACAATCTTACCTTTCGTCAGTCTCCGAATTTGTTTCACAAGCTTTCACTGCTGCTCTTGGTTTAGGGGGTATTCTAGTAGCTGCAAAAGTAGCAGGGACAATGGCTTCAGCTTTACTTCTAAGAAAAGCAGCCAGGGGTATTTTCAAGGGAAAAAATACAATCCAAGCTGTTGCAGGTAAAGGTAAATGGGAAACTCTCAAAAGTTTTTTTAGCGGAAGCTCTTCTTTGAAAGGGAAAACAGTTCAACTCCCTAATGGTGTATTTGTTAAAGATGGAACTCCTTATGTGAAAAAAGCAGGCAAGATCATAAAATTAAGGGGGAAAAAGGGAAATGCCGCTATGAAAAGAGCTCAACAAAAATTATCGGGCAAAGTTGCAGCCAAAGGAGCTACTAAAGCAGGAGGAAAATTTTTAGGCAAAACAGTTGGTTCAATAGGTTCTAAAATAGCTCTTGTTTTAGGTGTGATACAAGCCGGTCAACAAATCTACAACTGGTTTTCAAAAAATCAAGCCCCAAGATATGGCGAGGTAGACGATTTTGCCTCAAAAACGTTTGAACCAGGTAAAATCCAAACTGGAAAACCAATCACCATTTGTTGGGCCAATGATGCCGGTGGAGGCTGGGCTAGTTACGTTTTTGGTACTGAAACTAGAACCACAATGGATTTAATGAAAGTAGCTCAAATAGATGGGCTCTCTTATTTCTTGCTAATTGATGTCCATTCTAAGGAATTAAAAAAATTGGTCACTGGAAATGAACTTGTTCTTTTAGTTTTTAATGCCAATGACAAGTTTGGACATGGATTGGTAGATAATGATGATCTAGAATTCGAGACAATTGCATTACAATCTATGGAAGAACACATGGTGGCAACTTCTTTTTATGGTTACTGTGATTGGGACCAAATGGAAAAAGCTTATGCAGAAGCACCGGATGAAATGTATTTTGTGCCAGAAGATGCTCCAGATTCCTATGAATTTAATTTTCAAAACCAGGATGGAAATAAATTAAATGTGGCTGGAAAATTAATGGGGCAAGAAGATTTAAAAAACGCAGGCGTAGATAAAATATTAGTTTCGTTAGCAGGAGAAAATCAGCAAGAAGTTAAAGAAAATTTCGCTTACCCGCAAAAACAAATTTTAAACGAAAATTTGAAATTAGTTTCTTTTTCAGATTTTAAAATGATTTCGGAAGCTGAAGAGTCAGAGGAAGATAATCCTATTTTGAATCCTTTTGGCAGAAAAAAAGAAGACCAAAATAAAAAAGACTCTAAAAAGTCAGAAGGTAAAAGTTCAGAAGAAGAATGGGCTGAAGATTTCGAAAGTTCCGAAAAAGTTAAGACCAACAAAGAAAAAATAATGCGGAGAGAAGAAGATTCTCCCTATTCCAGATTTGCTACTCCAATTTATCGCATATCTACTATTCAATTTGTTGACCCAAACATCAAACAGCAAGCACCAGAAATTGCTTATTTTGTAGTTGGAGAAGAAAGTTTTGACGCTTCTCCAGGAGATCCTATCGTGGTTGAAGTAACAACGGATGATCCTGTTTATAATCCTCGGTATGGATTGGCTACTTATGAGGCTCCAAAAAAAGATGATTCCGGGTCGGAAAAAGAGGAAGCAGACGAAATTGCTCCTCTAACACCAGGTCCAGAAAAAGGGTCTAAGGATAAAATCAAAGCTTCTCCCGATGATGTACAAATTGTAGATAAAAAAAGAAGACTTGTTATCAAGGATGATCCAGATGGAGATGCAGGAGAGGATGTAAACGTTGCAGAAGAATTTTTGACTCCAGAACAAAGAAAAGAATTAGGCATTGAAAATTGGAAAACTGTGACTAAAGTAACATTGGTTTATGACAGAGACAAAAAACCCACCAAGGTAATTTTAAGAAACAAAGAAGCTGGAATTTTAGGGGATAGAATTAGAAGAATCCGAAAAGGACAGGCTGGGTTTGAAGCAGCTGTTAAATTCGCAGAAGAGATCAAAGATAGAATTTCATACAAATAATTTGAAAGTTTCAAAAGATTAAAATTTTGTAAAGTCACTTAGATATATAAAAGATAAAAAAAAGTATCAAGATGGAAGATCTACCATTTATGAACGAGAACTTGGTGTTTATTTTGGAGAAGCAAGGTCATCACGTAGAGGCTTCTAAAACCTCAGATGGCTACACTCTACAGGGTATAGCAGCACAGTTTGGTAAAGAAAATAACAACAACAGGATCTACGAGGAAAGCGAGTACCTGCCACATCTAGATTATCTCAACGATAAAATCAAACAAAAAAGGTTGGTTGGAGAATTGGACCATCCTGAAAAATTTGACGTTTCTCTGAAAAACATTTCTCACATTATAGAAGATTTACAGTACGACAAGAGTGGTCGGGTATTGAAGATCAAGGTCAAATTGCTTGACACCCCAGCTGGTCAAATTGCCAAAAAATTGGTTGATGCTGGAATACCTCTTTCTATTTCTTCCCGTGCCGCTGGTAATGTGGGTCCAGACAAAAAAGTTCAAATCAAAAAAATCTTCACTTATGATTTGGTAGCTGATCCTGGATTTCAGGATGCACAACTAGAAAGAGTGTACGAAAGTGCCGGTTTTTCATTCTCTGAATTTTCAGATAGACACAAAAATTCCGTTGTTCACGATTTAAAATGTTTGAATGAGTCCTTAGGAATCAAAAATGATTCGGGAGTAATGATATATAAGGTTGATGATAACGAAGAATTCAAAAAAATATTCAAAACAGAAAAAAATAAAATTGACATCATGGAGTCCAGAAAAGAATATGTAACGAGTGAAGAACTCAACAATTATTCCATTTTCTTAAAGAAAAAAATGGATGAGCTCGAGTCTCAAATTAGGGAAGCTAAGTCTACCCAGAATTTGGTAGAAAGCTCGGATTCATACACACAAAAACTTGAAGAAAGGGTAGACCGCCTTGAAAAGTACTGTGAGTATTTGGCCGAGAATTTGGAAAATTCCATCAAGTATGGTGAATATGTAGCCGAGAATTTGGACAATTCCATCACTTACAGTAAATATCTAGCCGAGAATTTGGACAAGAACATTTCTTACTCTAAGTATCTGGCCGAGAACGTAGATAAGTCAATTCTCTATTCAGAGTACGTGGCAGAAAATGTCGACAAGGGAATTAACTACTCTAAATATCTCGCCGAGAAATTGGATGACAGCATTCAATATGCAGAATACCTCGCTGAAAACGTGGATCACACAATTTCGTATTCCGAATACCTGGCCGAAAATGTGGACAGAAATATTTCTTATTCTGAGTATTTGGCAGAGAAGTTGGATAGAAACATTTCCTATGCCGAATATCTGGCCGAGAATTTGGACAAAGGCATAGCCTACTCTGAGTATCTGGGCGAAAATCTTGATAAAGGTATTGCTTACTCCGAATACCTGGGTGAAAAATTGGAACAAGGAATTTCTTATTCGGAATATCTGGCGGAAAATGTGAATAGAACCATCTCCTATTCCGAGTACATCGCCGAAAAATTAAATGGCACGATTTCTTACACCGAGTCTCTGTCCGAAAGCGTTGGTTATCAACCTGTCGTTCAAAACAACGCACGGAGACAGGCAGAAGTTGCCTCAAGAACTGAATTAGCGGAGTCTGGCTTTGCCGGAGATTACACCAATCTCGGCAAACAAATTGATTTCCTAATTGAGTCGGTCCAAACCCAAAAGACCGAAACAAACCAAAAACAGGCTGCAAGCAGATGGCAGCCGACTGCTGACACACAAAAAGCAGATCAAGTTCTCAATGAGAACAATGAAGCCAAATTCAAAACTGGCCATAAGTTCATCGATGAGATGCCAACGGATTACGTTCCGATTTGGGAGTCGTTGAGTGAAGGACACAAGCAATCTATTATTGCCCAGGCTGCTCTTCGTAATCTTAACACCCCTTATCAGATTAGAAATTTCTGGTCAACTCGTCAGTTTGGACCTAAGCCTTTGGCTTTGCAAAAATTGCAAGAGAATGAAAATTTCTCAGAGGCCTCTAACACTCAGACCCCAACTCCTTACAACAATGATTACCTAAGTTGGGTGGCTAAGTCGCTAGAAGGTAAATTCTAAAAAAAACCAAAAAAAATTCTAAAAAAATGAAACTAATTAATGAAGCTGAGATCTTCGATACCTGGTCGCCTATCATCGAGCAGAAAGCCGGTATCACTGATCCATCCAAAAAAGCGTGGTTGTCTGTATACTGCCACTATCACTCCCTCAACGAGTCTGCTGGTGCATACCAGTCTTTGAACGTCGTCAACGGTATGGGAGCCGTTGCACCTCCTGTTTTCCCAGCCTCAACTCAAGCTGGCTCAGTTGGTGGTTACGCGCCAAACCAAGGATTCTACAGCCAATCTTGGCAAGGATCTGGCGATAAGTTTCCTTCGCTTTTGCCTTTGGCTATTCAGGTAGCTGCAAAAACCGTAGGTTTCGATATCGTTCCAGTTATTCCAATGTCTGGTCCTTCCGGTGTTCTATCCTATTTGGATTATGTGTATGCTGGTGGTAAGCTCAGCCCACAATCTACAGGTACCACTGCAGCCGATGCCTTGGCCGCAGCTCCTGCTATGATTAAGCTGCAAATTACTTCCTATGCTGCAGGATATCCTGATAGTTTCGTAGTAGGTACAACTTATTTCATCACCAATGCTTCTTCAGCAGCTGAATATATCACCACTAAGTTTGTTGGTCTTTCAAGAATCGATGGTTTCCCAATCTTCGAAATTACTGCAATCACTGCAGGGGAATCTGTTGCATCTGTTATCAATGGAGGTGCTACCAAAGTTGGTACTGGAGTAGATGGAAACCAAGCAGGAACCACTACTGCTTCGGCTTCTCTAGTTAAGGCACTTGAAGATCACATCCAAGGTTTCTCTGGAGCTGGTTTCTACGACAACCAAAACTGGCAGGGGCCTTTCGTTGATGGTACCAAGACGTACAACCCAATGCTTAGAAGCGTAGGTGAAGAAAACTACTACAACTTGATGGGTCTTTCGACTTTCACAAAGTTTGTAGAAGCCGACACTTTCCAAGTAGCTGCTTCCGTCACCACGGAGCAAATTCAAGACCTCAATAAGCAGTTCGGTATCGATGTCATTTCGATGATTGAGAACGCACTGGTCAATGAGGTTTCTCAGGCTATCAACAAGCACATTCTAGCCAGAGCTTTTGCTTTGGGCTGGTCTAACTGTTATGACTTCAACACAGTAGAGGGTCAAAATTTGAATTTGAATCTGGTTATCGGTGGAACCGCTGGTTCTTACACCATTCCTTCTTATGTTGGAAAAACAGACCAGGCTTTGACCATGACTGGTACTGCAGGTCCTGCTTCTGGAACTTATGAGAACTTGTCAACTCTACAGAGAAGACTTTTCTCTCGTATCCTGGCAGCCGCTAACGTAGTAGCCAACAGAGGTAGAAGAGGTCCTGCTAACTTCATTGTTACCAACGCAAACTTGGCTTCGGCAATGCAAGATATCAGCCAATTCACCTTTGCTCCTTTCACTAATACCTTGACTCAGAACAACGGTACTTTGTACCCAGTTGGTTCTTTGGCCGGTATGACAGTGTATGTGGACCAAAACATGAAGTACAACGATACCAGAATCCTCGTTGGAAGAAAAGGTGGTGATGATGAGCCAGGTCTCAAATTCATGCCTTACATGATGGCAGAATCCATTCAGACAATCTCTGAAGGTACGATGTCTCCTAAAATCGCAGTTAAGTCTCGTTACGCTCTTGTAGAGGCTGGTTTCCATCCCGAAACCATGTATCTTTGCTTCAATGTTAACTTGCCTGCTGGCGGTCTGGTTTAATTTTAACCAGCTAACACCAAAAACCCCGGGTTTCGACCTGGGGTTTTTTGTTGAAATAGAAAAGATATATAGATAAAATACACCTCAGAACATGTCGAAAGTACAAGATTTCAATCATTTCGTTGATTCGCATTTTAAATCAAAATCAGACAATTCACATCTTCAAGAAGGATTTATGGATTCTTTGGCAAATGCAATCGATAGCCTAATGCCATTTTCAAAAACAAAAACAATCAATTCAGTCATTGATAATATGTTAGAGTATGAAAAGGACTTATTGAAGGCAAAATATGAACTTAAAAAAACTTTGAAATCCATGGAGTTAAAACTTCGAGAAATCAGAGGTAGAACCCCGGTTAATACAGAAGCAGTTGATTCTATTAAAGAAGAAATCGAAGCCAAGAAGAATGAATATAGAGCTATGATTAAATCCAAAACCGTAGCTTTAGAAAAAGCCAAAGATTTGCTAAGAAGGGAAGGAGCTAAATCCCCTCGCTTAAAGGAAGTCATGAAAGCAAAAATGGCTGAATTGGAGATTGAATTGGCGGAATTTGAATATGAACAAGCTAAAAAGATTTCAGCAGAAGCTGGAGAAATACAAAATTTGAAAGATGCTCTAGAACAAGCTAAAAAAGAAGCTCAAGAAATGCTGAATAAGCTGAGCAATGCTCCAACCCCTTAAAATAATCCAAGTGATGCTTTATAATTTTAAACAGTGGGACCATTATAATTCTCTGAATGAGGGTAGATCGATGAAAGATATTTTGAATTGGTTTGGTTCTTTTTTCGGGGGATCCCTGTCCAAGATAGATTCTTATTTGGAAGATATTGTGCAGATCGAAGAAGATTACATCAAAGAGTGGGATAAAGTTGTCACAGAAATTGATTCTTTACAGGTCCAAAAAGCCCAGATATCTAACGACCCAGCCGAATCTAGAAAATTGGACAGAATGATTGAAAGGAATGAAAGACTTCTCAATTCTATGCTCAGTAAAAAGAACTCTTCCGTGATGGAGCTAGAAGAAAAGGTGAAAAAAATTGTGGACAAAGATTCCAAATTGGTGTCCTATTGGAATTTAAAAAAAACTGAGGCGGAAAAAGAAATTGCTGAGAGATTATATGATGTTGCTAAGAAACTCACAGATCCTGATTTGGGTGAAGAATTATATGATAAATATAAACAGGCAGCTTTAATAGCAAAACAAAAAGATGAAGATTTCAGAAAGAAATATGGCGACATGAAATTGCCTTCTTCGTCTCTTGTTTCATCCTCTACTACCAAAAAATCTCCGAAATACTATGGACAGTCAAAATTATCTAAGGATTCTCTAAATAAAATCATGTCCTACTCTGGTTCTGAGTTTGAAAAATATGCAGAGGAATTGAGTAAAGAAGATGCTAGGGATTTGATTCGGGAATTAACTAGGGTTAAAAATGAGATGTGTGCACTCAGAGATTTGGATTTAGAAAAATTCGAGGATGAAGCTAAAAGAAAGGGCATGAGTGAAGCCCAAATGCGAAAAGAAATCAGGGATCTTAGAAATTACCACACCAACAAAATAGGAGATCTTAGAACGAAAATAACTTTAGCAAGAAGATATGACTAAAATTCTTTTGAATTTAAACGATTTTCAACTCAACGAGGATATAAATTCCGATTTGGTGAATGCAAAAAAAGCGGTCAATGACCAATTACAGGCGATTCGGGATGAGATCCAAAATGAAAAAAACCAAACAGAAGTAGCACAAAAATCTGCCAGTTTAAAAAAACAGGCAACTTTATACGCTGCTTTACCTGCCATGTTGAACAAACTGGCTACGGCGATGGAAGCAAAAGAAAAATCAGGGGATAAAACAAACATATACTAGAAATGCATAATTATTTCACACACAATCCAGCTGCTAAAGCTATCATCACAAATTTTATGAATTTGAATGAAAACGCTTCAGTGGACAATCTTCTCAAAAGGGCCACCGAAATTAGTCTTGATACTTTCAAGAAAATTGTTTTTGATCTGGCTTCTCATGATAACCGTAACCCTGATGTTTTAAGAGCTATGTTGTTGGACGTTGCCTCTGCTAAAACTGTCAAAAGTCTGGTGGCCAAATTTAAAGACTATGCCGGTGAAGCGGAACTAGGTGATGCTAGATTCTCCAAAGTTAAAAATATGTATATTAACGCCCTAAATTCTTTGGGTGATGCACTTAAAAGACTCGTTGAGGTGGATTCCAAATTGGAAGATGGGATCATCAATACATTTAAAATTTCTTCAAATAGATTGATTTCGTCTTTAGATTCTATTGCTGTTAACTATTCTAAGAAACAAACCACCAATGAAAATTTTAGTTTAGGCTTTGGTCTTGACAATATCAACGAATCTTTGTTCATCGGATTTAAAGGCAGAATCGAAAAACTAAGAAAGAAACTGGTAAATTTAATTTCCGATTCTAAAGGTAAAGATGCCAAAAACGGTTATGGTAGAGATTGGCAAAGACTTTTCACCGCTTTAGAACAAAAACTAGAAGCGATTGAGAATTCCAAAGATTTAACCGGAGAAAGAGACAGAAAAACTTTAGGAGAGTTGGAAAAACAGGCGGATTCTTTATCTGAAGAATATTACAACTACAAGATCAAAGCCGCTGAAATGAGTATGAAAAAAATCATTGAAGACGATGAGCTCATTACCAAATATTCCGATGTAACCGAGATTATTACTGCTGCTTTGGATATGATTGCTAAAGCAAACGTGCAAGAATTACTGATTGATAAAAGTTTACGCGAGGAGATGGATGAGATGGAACAAAAAGTTATTCAAAAGATTTTTCCAATTAAGATAGGAGCAAAAGATACAGATTTGAAATTTAAGAAGTCTGGTATCATAGCTGCAGTTCAAAAATCTTTAATGGCAGCTTTCCCTCCATTCAAAACTTTTTTGCAAAAACATGGGGGGGCAGACGGTAAATATGGACCCGCAACCTCAGCCTGTATTAAATCTATCCAGTCTCTACTGGGCAACAAAAACGCCAATGGTGAATTAGACAAACCTTTGTTCGATTCATTTTTAAAAATCGAACAAATTTCATCCGAAAACAAAAAAGCATTAACTAAGGCTTTGGATGTTTTGAAAAAAACATATGCTATGTCTGAATCAGAAGTTGTTGGAATGGATCAATTTTCAAAGATGTTCGAGGCCATTTTTATCGATGACGATGATTTGGAAAGAGAACTTCAAAAAAACACGGCAGAATTAGCCAAAATGCCAGATTCTGGAACAGGAGCAGAAAAAGAAGAAAAGACGACTGCTGACTCTAAATTGGCCAAAAATTTAGCCAAAAATTTAAGAAAGGGTTACAATAAAAATGCAGAGGAGGAGGATTTTTTAAAGGAGGATGGAACATTGAAAAGTTCTTACCCAACCGAATTTGTGGAGGCCTGGTTGAAAACTTTGGAAACAAATTCACAGGAATCCGATAAACCAGCGTTCTTTTGGATGCAGGATTCTGACGAGAAAACGGGATCTCTCTACTCGACCAAAAGATTGGCTGGAAATTACAAAAAACCTTACAATTGGTCCAAGTGGAAAGAATTTTCTGGTGGCGATACCCAGCAAGACAGAGATTCTTTTGCCAAATGGTATACTGGATATTTCTCTAAGTTTGGTGGAATTCAGGACGACCAAAGAGAAAAAGTAATTAGTGAAATTTTAAACTTTTACTCTAACCCCAAAAATTCCTCCGGGGTTAATCCCAAATTAGTTGAATCTTTCAACTCTTGTGCTAACTTCTATGATGATATTAAAGATGCATTGAAGAGTGGAAAATCTTCCCCTGACGCGGAAACCTATGAATATTTTAAACAGGGTTATTTAACAACTGAAGCTCTGCAAAAAATTGTAGCAGCTGCATCGAGAGCTGCACAAATTGACGATGAAGAACCGGACTTGGATTTCTATGATTTTCTTATGTTAGCAGTTTGTGTTTTTCTATGTGGTTCTACTTTGGCGTGGAATTCAGAAAAGAAAAAATGGGATTCTTCTCTTTCAATTCTGAAAGATAAAGTTTTGAAGGAAGGGGTCCTCAACAGAATTATGGAAAATAAAGTGGTTGAAAATGATCCTAAGGCTTTAATTCCATCTCTAAATAAAGAGGGGGTGGAAATTTTAAACAAAGGATACGAAGGCAATTCCAAAAGAATTTTCAAAGAAAATTTAGAAAGAGCTTCATCTGTACTGGAGCCTTTAATCCAGAGACATGCGGATAGAATCAACTACAAAACAAAGGAAGACATCAAGACTTTCGATTCGAAAAATGTTTTTGTTGTTAATTTAGATTGAGCTTCTTGTCCTAGAATGTTATTTTTGTCTTAAATTTGTGCATTAAATTGAATTTCATGTACAAATTAATTTTATTTTGGTGTACAATTCTGCTTCTTTCCTGTCAGAATAAACAAACCATCAGCCCAATCGATCCCGAATTTACTAAATCTGAAATTAACGAGCAGATCATAAATCCAGCTTTACAACAAGGTAATCTTTTGAAAGATAAACCTCTCTCCCTCAAAATCAATAAGTCATTAGCAAAATTCAGAGCCCAATACCCGGAAGAATATGTGAAATTTAGCCAAGTTTATGTGGAGATTGAAAAAGCAAATTTTCTAAAAGGTAACAGAAAATTCAAAAAAATTTGGAAAGAATTGGGTTATCCCAAAAAGGAACTTATGCAAATTATTCACATAAGAAAGAGTGAATAAATTGATAAATGTCCAAACAATCTATCTATTTGTTGCTGTTTCACACGGAGGGATTTCCACACGACGAGGGGTTTGATATTTCTAAATCTACCCAAGACGTACAAAAAGCTTTAAGTGGGGTTTTTACGGATATTCTGATTTATACACCACGTAAGTTAAAACAACTTCCGGGTTCAGAAAATTTTTGTAATTTTCACGAAGGTGAATTTTCATTGAATCCTGGTTTGAATCAAATAGGGTGCGGGGATTTCAAATCGTTTTTGATTGAATATACACTGGATCAAATTCCACCCAATTCTCTGTTGATTTATCACGACTGTAACTTTGAAAAATACGTTCAGTATTGGCAAACTGATTGGTCAGATTTGGAAAATATTTGTGAATATTTTTTGGATCAAAACTTTTCTGATTTTTTTATTCCTTTCGAGGAAAGGGATCATGCAGGAAATTATCCTAAGGTTAAACATTTTGGAAAAAGATACACAACTCAGTATTTTTTTACAGATCAGGAATTGGTTAGAATTTTAGAAGAATCCCCTATGCTGGGATCTTCTAGAATGATTATTAGAAACACTCCTGCCTCAAGACAGTTTTTCTCTGATTTTAGAAAATTCAACGAGAAAAAGGACCTTTTAACTAAATGGCCAAATCCAGATCCGCATCCAGAATTCATTCATTCGTGTCCAGAACAACACATATTAAATTTGTTGGTGTTTAAATACATCACAGAAGGTAAACTTCATCCGTACTTTCCAAGATTTAGATTTTGCCATAGAAGGATGAGAATCGATGAATATTTAGAATCCTATAAAAATAAAAATCTATTTAATTATCTAAAAAAAATTCAAACTATCCATGATTACAATTTTTGAAGGTGCCAGGAACTCGGGAAAAACCTTTCTTGCCAACTCTTATGCCAAACAAACTAACCTCCCTATTTACAAATTTGAATTTTCAGGTTGGTTTTCTGAATTAATGATTCCAGATGATGATCCTGTAACTCACTATTTTGCTTTGGGCAAAGAGGCCATGCTACTACAACTAAACAGAGATGGATTTTTATCTGATTTTATTTTGGATCGGGGATTTCTCACAGTTTTAACTTGGGGAATTATTAGTGACCGGATTACTCATCAACTGGCTTTACAACAGCTCAATCTCTTCAGAGATAAAGGTTTATTGGGCAATTTGAAAATTATTTTAGTCGAAGGTACAAATCCTTCATCTGAAGCCCGAAATAAAGATTTGTGGGATTTTAGAGAAAATACCTCGCAGGAAAAAGAAACTTTACTTAATTTGGTTTCCACACTTCAATTAATTGAACCAGATATACAAATTGTGAAACTTACCAATGATTTTACAGATAAGACATCAAGTAATTTAACCGAATTAATTTGATATGTGTGGAATCTTCATAAACATAGACGGAGAAAAAGAAAGATTAAATTCTTTGTCCCACAGAGGCATCGAATCTAATACTATCGAAAGAGAGGGAATCTATTTATGTCATACTAGACTTCCCATCCAAACAGAAGAGGGTGACGGCTGGAAGCAACCAATTGAGATTTCCCCTGGAATTTTTCTTTTGTACAACGGGGAAATCTTCAATTATGACACCGCTGTGTTTGGGTGTGATATTGAATATTTATGTCACATTTTCTCTTCTTGGAAAGGAGGTTCTTTCGAAATGTTTTGTTCGATGTTCATGCCTAGAATTCAGACATGGGATGGTTTTTGGGCTTTAGCTATCTATGATGCTAAAAATAAAGATGTTATCTGTTTTACGGACCCTTTGGGGAAAAAATGTCTTTATGTTAATGAAGACGGCGAACTAGCTTCTGAGATAAAAGCGGTTAAACATTGGTTTAGTCCCAAAGATTCTCATTTTATTTCTACTGTTAGAAAATTTGGCTATGTGACCAACGATTCCACTCCATATTTGGATGTTAAAAGAATTTTACCAAACACAATCTACCATTATAATCTAAATTCTCCAAGTTTTAAAACCACTTATGCTAATTATTATCGAGGTTTTAATTTCCCCATCGAAAATTTAGCTTCCGGAGATTATGAAGCCCATATGGAGTGGCTGTGGGCAAAACTTTTTGAATCTGTCCGAAACAGATTAATTTCTAAAAACTATCCTATTTCTCTTTTGGTATCTGGAGGTTTAGATTCCTCAATTATTGCTGGGATTTTAAAAGAGCTTGCACCAGAGGTAAAATGGTTTTCTATTGAAAATGGAGAATCTGAATATGTTAATATTTTATCCAGATTTCATCAAAAGACGGTGAATTTTCTAGATTACAAGATGGATGAATTGCAAATTAAAAAAATCTATCAGGATTGGAACGAAAGTCCCATTGATTTAGGATCTGTAGTTCCTCAATACTTCCTTTTTGAATCTGTTAAAAAATATGGTGAATCTAGAATTGTTTTGAGTGGGGATGGAGCTGATGAGCTTTTTGGGGGTTACTCTAGAATTCACGAATATGATTCTCAATTTTCGGATGTTTTCGATGAGTTGAGATTTTATCATTTACCTAGACTAGATAAGCTTTCTATGGCACACACCTTAGAACTTAGAAATCCTTTCCTCAATTTGGATTTAGTACGATTTGCCCTTCATCTTCCTAAAGAATGGAGAACCGATAAAAAAATTCTAAAAGACACCTTTGGGCCCTTACTGCCTGAAGAAATTGTAAATAGACCGAAGGAAGCATTGAAGAACCCCAAAATTAAAGAAAACAAATTAAAATACCGTCAGCAAGCGGTAGACCTTTTTTTAGATCCCGAATCTAACCAATGATTTCAAAAAGGAAAGTAGATATATAGAAAAAAGTCTACTTCATGAAAATTCAGAAAGTCCAAAATTTTGACCAGTTTACCTCCCAAAAAATTGAAGAAGCTAACGATTCGTTTTTCTCTTTTGATTTTTTAGGTAATCTTTTTAACAAAGGGTTTGATGCTTTTACCGACGTTCTCAAGGGTAAGGTCACAGCTTATCTGATGGAATATTTGGGTATAGGAGAAGGCACAATTTTAAGTAAACTGGTTCAAAACTTTGTTGAACAAATTGAGGTTAAAGATTATTACGCTATTCTATTCAAATCGAAGATGAATGCTCGTTATCTTGCCCCAAAAGCTGCTAATGCTACCATGGAGTTTTTAGTTGAAAAGGGATTCGGAGAAGTAGCCAAAGCCTTGGGTGTAACCGATACTAATGGTTTTATTTATAGAACAATCGAAGAAGGATTGGCAAATGAGGTTACCCGAAAAGATTTTGCCAAAAGATTGGAATCTTTTTATCTGATGTTGTTTGGTGGAGTTCCCGAACAGTCTGTAGAAATCTTTCAAAAATCTCTTAAGCCTGAAGAAAAAGCAAAATTACAAAACGACCTGGCCACAAAAGCAAAATCTGCGGGAATCAAAACAGAAAAACCAGAAGAAAAAAATGCTATGCTGACCAACTTCTTTGCAAATCTGGGATCTTTAAATCAAGCCAATCCAACTCAGATCGCAAATACCGCGGGAGAAGATTTATTTACAAGTTTGATCCAACCTACAAAATAAAAATTCAAGATGAATATAAACGATGTATCCAAAAGAGAAATTTTAGATTTCAAAGATTTTTTGGGCAAGGTTATGGATAATACCTTTAAACCTTTAGCTGCTGAAAATCAAAAAGACAGCTATGATCGCACAGGATTCCATAAAATTAAAAGAGAGCCTGCCTATGATTTTGTAGGTTATGCCGACGCAGTCTTTTCACCAGAAAGAGCAGGAATCGGTCTGCCTGGTTACAATGCGGGAGGCCACAGACAATATATTAATGCTATCGGTGGTCCAGGATTAGCACAAACTTCTGCTACCAATGAGTCTGAAAGTGTGGACCACACTAAAATTAAAAGATTGTCAGATTTTTAAAATTCTAATTTGTAAAATAAAAGGGACGGGATTGAAACTCGTCCCTTTTTTTGTGTATAACTTTTAAATTATTTATATGTCGAGAATTCGTTTAGTCCATATTTTAACAGAAATGGACACTCCCAGGGAAAAAGCATCTATCAATTCTTTGTCCCCACTTGGTGAACTTGGGCTTGAATACGTCCAACAAGTAAATCAGAGATACAAAGGAGAAGAGTGGAAATTAACAAAAGCTTTAACTCAAAGCGAGCACACAAATCACGGACCTGGACATTATGGTGCTTTTCATTCTTTCAAAAAAGCAATAGAAGAAAATTTTACACCTGATCTGGATGCTTTAGTTCTTTGTGAGTGTGATTGCGTGCTGGAAGTTCCCCATCATAACTTTATGCAAACCCTGGATAGGGGCATCCAATTTTGTTCCAAACATGATATTCGTTATCTTTCCTTAGGGTCTAGGTTTGTAAACGGATTTCTTCAGAGCCCAGTCTCCGAAACAGATCCGGATTTTGGGGACTTTTATATCACAACAAAAATTATTTTGGCCCACTGTGTTGTTTTACACAAGAACGGAAGAGAATTTTATCTAGAGGCTTTAAAAAACCACTCTTGGGATAGTCCAGATATTTGGTTTAATGAAGTAAATTGGCTTCATAATAATTACCGGTTTGCTATTTCTTGGGAAAGATCCGCCTATCAACACGAAGGACATTCTTTGATAGACGATTGTTGGAAAGAATCACAATAGTTCCAGCTTTCTTTCCGTATCACGAATAAATAGTTCTTTAGCTATTTTTAAAATATTTGAATTTGAATCAAAATCCTCGTGAATTTCCATCGCTGTGATGCTCAGAGAATTGGATTTAACCCCGATTGTTAAAAGGATTTCGTTAATTATATGATCATAATTAATGGAAAAAAAATTGTTTGACATCTTAACTTTTTTCATCAAAATTCCGAAAGATGAGGAATTTGAATATCTTGACCACCAAAAAGAATGAATCTCGTCGGTTGCCATATTTCTAACCAAAAGAATACCACAGTCTGAGTTTTTAACTTCTGGGTTTAAATTATACACCGAAATTCTATCTTCTAATTTTTTCCAGATGGAAGTAATTACCTCGGCATAGCGATACAAAGAATCTAAAGAAATTTCAATTATACTAGCCAATTCATCCCTCTCCGATGAAGTTAATTTGAGGGCTTCAAATTCTTGTGCGATCTCTTTTTCTTTGGCTTCTAAATTATGAGATGTAAAAATTTGATCGCCCATGATTCTGTCCATCAACTTCAAATCTTTGATTAGAGTAAAAACTTTTCTAATAGGTTGATAAATGTTCTCTTTACGAATTTCTTTATTTACCCCCTGTAAAAAATTTAACAAAATGTATTGTTTATGTTCGGCATCTATTGGGGACTTTAGAAACCAGGTTGTATCAATATTTTCCATGCCCTTGGTTTAATTTTTTGAATTCTGTTTATATATTCTTATGAACGATCTGAAAAGAAAAAAAGAATTGACGATATATAGACAAACAAATTTTAAGGCATGAGAATTCAAGATTTTGGTTCATATTCTGTACAGAAGAAAAAAAATTTCACTTCAGAGTATACATTCACCTGTCCCTTGGATTATTTGGATGTCAAGCTAACAAACAGACCTCCCGAATTGTCAGATGTAGATGATTTAAAGTGTGAAATAGAATATGAAATTTCAATAGAAAGAAAAAAAGAAGGAGTTCAAGATATTTCATTTAAGATAAATCAAATTGAGCTGGAGTTAAAAGTCGACGACCATCCAGATGACCCTAAAGAATTTGAATTTGAGATTGTTCCGGGTGAAAATATAGATCCAAATTTGGTTGTGGTTAGAAAGGGAGAATCTTTAATCCCTACAAGTCCTACTTTTTTACATATAGACATGAAGAAGTCTGCTAAAGTTGCCGACTTTAGAATTACAGTTTTATTTGGTAAGAATGAATAAGAATACAATTCCTAGTTTTTCAGATTTTACAAATCTAAACGAATCAGAATCAACATCCAAGAAAAACCTGGGAATCATAGGTCCTTTGGCAAACTGGTCTCTTAAACTTCAGGTTTATCCAGAGCCCAATCAGGGCATGATTGGTTATGCTATAGATGAAAATTGGATTGAAATATTTCACGAAAATAAAAAAGTCAGATTCCCAAAATCTTGCTGTGAGATGAAATCTAATCCCAACTCTGCAGTTATCCACATTAAACCTCACACTAAGTGGTTTTCGAAATTGAAAAATAGAGAAGAAATGGAAGAATTCGTTGATAATTTCATAGAATCTCATGCCATAAAAAAAGAAAAAGATTCAGAAAGAATTGCAGAAAGCACTCAAATACTGTTGGATTTGTTTGGAATACATTCGGATGTTCAAAATACCAAAACTAGGTTTCCCGGCCTTTACGAGTTAACATTGGATAATGGGATGCAAATCGAAATGCAAAAAACAGAAGAATCTGAACTTTTTTCTGACTTCAAAATTTACAAATCATCAGATGCTAAATTTCCGGATGTTAGAATTAAAAGAAAAAATGACAAATACCAGATGGAATTCAGAGGTCCCGCCGGGAAATTTCATGAATCCGAAGAATCTTTGACTGATCTGTTCGAAAACAAGATTTGTACCTATCTTACCAAATGCGTTTTAGAAATGGATTGTCTAACAGAAGAATCTTATTTAATTGAACAATTGAAAAAGACATTGTCAGAGAAGATCGATCCGAAAAATGTCGAAAAACTAGAAAAAAGAAAAAGTGATATTCAAAATTTAAGAGGAATTCTAACCAATTCAATCGAAAACTCAAAGTTGGAAGAAATTCTCCAAAGCGAATAAGTTCTTTGAAAGGAACTTTCTTTTCATTTTTCATATAAAATCCAATCAAGTTGTGAATCCTTTTGTGTTGTATATTTTTAAAGTCAAAGTTTTGAATTTTTAAACATGAAATGGCTAAAGCAGTTTTTTAATAAATCGAAAAAAATGAATTGGAAAGAAAAAAGCTTAGAGGAGATCCAGGAATTCTTTCAAACTAAAGATTTTCAATGGTTGAAGGGAGATCAGATGGGAAATATAGAAAAATTTAAAGCAATTGAAAAAGATGAATCTACTGGATTTACTTTTATTTGTTTTCGTTCTGGTGGAAGAATGAATGTAGATTTAGTACAGGAATACATGGATGTTTTTCACTCTCAAAACATTGACTTTGCTTCATCGGCCTCTGCTACTCCATCCCAGCCAAAGCAACTCACTGGAGAGAATTCCACGACAGTTAAAAGTAAAACCAATACTGTTTCTTCAATACAACTTTCGGAATCTCCGATATATAGTTTGTTGAAGAAACAAAAAAACAATTGGGTTAACGTGAATATCAGCTTAAAATTAAATCTTCCTTCGAAAAATTTATATGGCGTCCTTACTTCTTCTTTCGAAGATGCCGACACTGAAATCGTCAATTTTGTGACTGAAGGTGTAGATATTGATGAGATCAAAGCTGCTTTAGGTGAATCAATACTGTCGTACTACGACAAGAAAAAAAACCTAGTTTCTTCCGATAAATTTTTAGACCAAATTGAAGATGGAAAGTAATTTACTTTTTGAAAACAAACTCTTCCGTGTGGAAGAAAGAAACGGTTATACCGGGATGGTGCCTCTTTTCACGAACGTTGTGATTATGCCATTCATTTCTGATGAACAAGGTTTACCCCTGTCCATCGGAGTTCTAAAAGAACCAAATCCTTTTAGAGATGGAGGCATGTCTATTTCCTTAATTACTGGTACTACCGAAGAAGAAGATCCAGATTTACTTTCGACCGCCAAGAGAGAACTAAAAGAAGAAAGTGGCTATGATGTACAAGACAACAAAAGGTGGTTTTATTTAGGATCTGTTACCGCTTCCAAATTTGTCGACCATGAACAACCTTGTTTTGCAGTGGACGTTACAGATGTTGTAAAGGGAGAACCAAATCCAGATAACAACGAGAAGGAGAATTTAATAGAATTCAAATTTATTTCAGCAAACGATGTTGTCAAACATAAAGATATTTTTATACCTGGACTTTTTCTGAAGCTGTTCAAATTCGTCTTGGGATTCGATGTGCAAAACAAACAAGAGGGTTTGGAAAAAAGCAAAGGTTTTAAATTTTCAATTTAAATTATATGAGTCAAGCTAGAAAAGCCAGAAGGGCACTTGCAAAATCTTTGGGGTATCTTAAAAAAGATGAATCCGTGTTATCTTTTAGAGAAAGAGTCAGGAGAGCACATCAGATGGGTAAACAATTTCACACCATCCATCTCCAAAATATTATGAATCAAGAAATTCAGGCAGGTAGGATTTTAACTAATAAAAACTTGGAAAATTTGGCGATTGAAAAAAACAATAATGAAGAGAATTTTGGAACTAATTTGAATTCGTTCGATTTTTTAAGCGAATTCAAACCCGAGGGATCGTCTGAAATAGAGATCCCAGATAACCCAAAATAGTATGATTGATTGTTTGGCTGGATTCAAATTTTTTCTGACCGAATGCTCTGCCAAAGAGGCTAAAAGAAAATTCTTTGGTTATTCAGACTTCTATCTTATAGATATTGGGAAGGTTATCCGCGAACTGGGATATAATAATCAAAATTTAACTCAAGAGTCTGAATTCATCATAAATTACACTGTTCGTAGGAAAATAGACCAGGGGATATATAATACAAAGAATAACACCATTTTGATCGTCCACAAAAATATCTCCCCAGATTTTATTGAAAATCTGACTTGTTTTTTACAAGAATATGGAGATAATTTTGAGTTTAAGATAGAAATGGTTTAAAAATTTGTATGAGATAAATGCCAAACAACAGTTCTTTTCAAGGAACAAATGTATCCACCCCAGGTAACACCTTTTCTCTTGCGGATCAGAATTTAAATCCTTTGTTAAAGGATTATTGGTTTGGATCAAGAGAAGCTTCTCAACAAGAGATTTCGAATGACATCGTTTCTAGATTTTCTAATCTGGGGTCGGTAAATCCCAACAAAGGACCCACTGCCAGATCTCTCTTTTATAATGCTGCCAATTTATATGGAGATGATGCCAAATATGGACAATTTCTTTTTTATTCTTTTTCAAACAATTCAAATACTTTCCGTCAAGAATATTACCAATCTGAACAAACTCAGTTCAACCCGGCAATTTCTTCGGTAGCATCTAAAAATCCATCCGCCGGAGCTTTAGTCAGAGCCAGCAATGAAACCATGGCCTCTACCCAGCCAGGTCAGATGGGAAACACAACCAACACCGGTAACAATACGATTGGCAATCCAGGTAAAATTATTGGTGGAGCATCTGCTCCTTATTATTGGAGAGACTTTTTGTATTGTAAATATTATGGAACAATTCCTAATAATTACATGATTACCCTGCGCAGATTCCCTGCTCCCATGAGGGATAATTTATCTCTTCCCCCTGACCTTAATCAATCTGATGCTTTCAAAAAAGAGGGGGCTGGACGGCCGGTCGCTCAAGCAGTCACCTGGTGGGGTGGACAGACCGGAAACACTTTAAATGACATTTTGTCTTTTTCAACTGGTTTGAAATTTGACCCTAAAACTCAAGCAGAAATAGCTAAAGTTGAAGGTTTTGACCAAGGTTTTTTTAAATCAGTTTTGGGTAGAGCTTTGGGAACATCGGCTAATATTTTAGGAGGTGGTGCTTTATTTGGAGCCCTGGGCGACGTAGCTTCGGTGATCATTTCTTCTACGGATTCTGGAAGGGGCGGAATAACAATTCCAAAAATTAATAATGCTCTGAGGGATAAAATGCAAAATTCCAACAATGGTCCTTTATCAGATTTTATTTTTAATGCGGTAGATACGGTGGATAAAACTTTGATGAGAGGCAGGGGTTTGACTTATGAAGCAGGACCCATTATACTCAAATTTCACTATGAGCTAACCTCCGTTGGAGAGGTAAATACCAAGGCTGCTTTGGTGGATATTATTGGAAATCTCCTAGGTCTGGGAACTAACTATGGAAATTTTTTAACTCCCGATGTTAGATATGACAACGGATTCTTTCCCATAGGCTTTCCTGGGGGAGATAAAGGTTTGATGTCGTTTTATTCCGATCCTATCGGATGGGTCAAAACCACAATTAAATATTTGGCCGATCCCGATGGAACCACCAATGATGATCCACAGGCTCAACAACTGAAAAAATTCACCAGCGACATTCAAAAATCTACAGCCCAAATCCAAACTATGTTAGCCCAGATTGAAGCAGGAGGAGGTGGAGCTCAGGCATTGGCGAAAGAGATTGATGGACCTTTGGGTAACATTTTGGCCTATTCTTTGGCGGATGATCTAATTGAAAAATTCCAGGCGCCCTTATCCCTTAAAACTGGAGCACCTGTGGGGGAATGGCATCTGGTGGTGGGAAACCCCATGAATCCTATCGCCATGATTGGAAATTTGGCCTGCACAAATTTAGACATTGATTTTGGTGAAGTGTTGGGTCCTGACGATTTTCCCACCGAAATTATAGCCACATTTACTATGGAGCACGGCAGAGATCGCGAAAGGGGCGAAATTGAATCGATGTTTAATCGAGGTGATGGTAGATTATACCAATCAACTTTGCCTACTTACTCTAACACCCAGTCTCTAAACAGCCAGGCTTTAACAGATGGCCAATCTATCCCGGTTGATCCCAACGATTCTACCTTGGCTAATCCTTATTTATTTATCTCTAATTATGATTTCACCCCTGGAGCAATTCAAAACAACGTGATTAGCCCCATCAATCCTACTCCATAAACTCATGTTAAATATTGACACTTTATTTAGAAATAAAACCATCTTTAATCCTAACCGAGATTTACAAAGTAACGGCATCGGTATTTGGGATCTAACCGCAGGTTCCATGGATTTTAGAAACATCAATCTGAAGATCAATCGTTATTTTTTGGTTCGGGAGGAATTTCAGATGAGACCAGATCAGCTGGCTTTTCAGGCCTTCGGTGACATTTCTTTAACTGGATCTCTGATGAAAATTAATGGGATCTCAAATCCTTTCGCCTTAAAGGAAGGTAATTTGATTGTGGTGGCCAAAAAAGAAAGAATAGATGCTGCCTTCACCCTTAGACAGGCAACTTTACTCCAGTCTAACACAACCCAGAATCCAAACCAACAATTCAGAAATGTACAAGAACAAAAGAAATTTCAAATCTCTAACTCCAGACAGAAATTTTTAGAACAGAGAGCAAAAGCAAAAAACGCACCCGAGCAGATTTTACCGCCAAACTTTACCCAACCTGGAGAAAGACAAACTGTTAGAACTAACGTGGTTATTGGCTTGGCACCAGACGTCAGCAATGCACCAGCCAATCCGGCCGGCAATTTGAATTCTATCCCGAATTAAAAATGGCAGCAGATCAAATTATCATCAACAATCTGGCTCGAACCAGTATTCAGTTAGATCAGCTGGTAGTTCCCAACAGAACTGGAGGAGAAAATCAGGGTTTAGATGATGCCTTGATGGATGCCGATGATAAATCTTTTGGTGGATATAGACCAGTAGTTTTCATCAACGGGTATTTTGTAGACAAATATCTTTCCCATCTGGAATTGGATATGACCGGATTTTTACCCGAAATTAGATTTCAATTCTCGATGGATAATCCCATGTTTTTAAACATAAATTATCCTAAAGATGGGGATATAGTTTCTGTTTATTTTCGAAGTTGGGTTTCTGTCTATCGTCCTCTCAGAATGGACTTCAACGTTTTAACTGTCAAATCAGGTGTTTCTGAAAACCCTGAAGGGACAAATATTACTTTCAATATTCTGGGGGAATGTCGAATCCCTGCCTTGTATAACGAGGTTTCAAAGGCTTTTAGAAATTCCACTTCTTATGATGTTCTATTTCAAGTTTCCCAGGATCTTGATTTGGGATTTTCTGCCAATGAAACGGAAGTTGTGGATACCATGACTTGGATTTGTCCCAATATGTCTTACTATGATTTCATCAGAGAGGTTGTGTCTAGATCCTATAAAGATGACCGCAGTTTTTTCACGGCTTTTATTGATTGCTATTACAATCTAAACTTTGTCAATCTCAACAATCAAATTACCACCTCTGATGTGATTCAAGAGTGTCGAGTTGTAAGAGGTTCTGCAACAGGCACAGCGGATGATACCGCCTTTGCTAAAACGGAGTTATCTGAGCAATTAATTCCCTTGGTTTTGACCAATGAAAAAGGAAACGCAGATTTACCCACATATATTCAAGGTTACACTCTTATTTCAAATGCCGGCAATATCACCAACCACCGGGGATATATCCACGAAGTTCAATTTTGGGACGAAGGTCTGATCACAGAAAATGAAATAGAAAAATACATCAGATACACAGTTGAAACCATCACCACAGAAAATGTAGGAGAAAATATGATTTTACAAAGGGGCAGAGCAAAAGAAAAAATATATCAAAGAGAATACAGGAAAAATTGGTATGGAATTCTCAATAATTTTCAAGACGGGGGAGTGCATGAAAATTTCATCCAGGCCCTAGTGCAAAATGAAATTAACAACGACGACATAAGGAAATTCACCTTGAAGATTGAAACAGCTTCTTATTATGGGGGCATATACCGAGGAATGGCAATTCCGGTCTTCATCTATGTGAACGATCAAGGTAAAAGAAAAGAGAACACCGGTGCGAATAACAACCAAAACCCAGAGCAAGACATAAACCCGGTTATGGATAGATTTCTGTCTGGTGTTTACATCGTCATGGGCATGAAGGTAAATTATGATTCTTTCAGGGGGATTTACATGCAGTTGGATTTGTGTAAGAGAGAATGGATTTTGAATAGTGCTGGGGAATTCCCCAAAGCGTTCCCGATCAATTTAATTACAGGATAAATAAGAACATGGGAATTCAGGCCACAGACAGAAATAGAAATTTGTTTTTGAAAGGATTTAGACTTTCAGATCAGGGAAAAAATGAGGACCCCACATATTTGGGTTTCAAGTTTGTCTTTGATTTTGGCACCTTACCTGTCAATCCTGAATATGGTTGGGCTCCGAGTCCATTGCTGCGAATCGCCAATTATACCGCCGGCAATGGGGCCGGGATGGCATCAGGACTTGAAAACCCTTTTGGACAACCTGCTTACAATTTAGGTGGACCTATTTATTATTCCACTTACAATTATTTGTTACAGAGAGAAGGAGCTTTTGGAGCAGAATCCGATCGTATCAAAAGAGCCAATGCTTTGCGACAATTTCAGGTTTTATTAAATAATATTAATAATAATTCTCCTTGGTTTTTTCAATCCATTGAAGGATTAGATAAATTAGATAAAATTACCAGAACTGGTTTCCAAGATGAAGCGGGTTTTGATGGATTCAATCCCCAAAAAACAGACGGTAAAACTTTAACAATTGGTTGCTTAGAATCCTTGAATTTGAGAATTTCTGCTTTGGCAGACTTGTACGAAACCGCTATGTTCGATGCCGATAACATGAGATGGCTAGTGCCCAGAAATTTGAGAAAATTCACGATGTATATTTTCGTGACGGAAATTAGGAATTTCTTTAAAACCTCTAGACTAACTGGTGCGTCAACTGTTTTGGCTTCTTTAGATAATTTATCTAATGTTTTAACCACCAATCGCAATCCTGGTTCTAATATTCAAAATCTGGGCATAGAAGACCCCATCGAAAATGTGTCCGGAAATCCAGGCAACTCTTTTACCAGTTTTGTGTCGAATGTGTTTGGTCAATCTGGTTTACAAAATGATGTGCAGGCTTTCCGCAATCAACAAGATCAAAGTGGCATCAAACCCGTTTTTATTTATGAGTGTCACCAGTGTGAATTTGATTTTAGCACCAGCACTCCTCTAGCTTCTACAATTGATATGGGTAGCTCCTCGGCAGATTCACTGATGGCCAAACAAAGTTTTAAGATTCACGTGGGGAAAGTCAGAATGAAAAATCAATATCCCAACATTCGAAACGATAAAAAACCCTTGATTCTAGCAGATGGGGCATACCAATCAAGATCTTCTGTACAAACTGCCGCCTTAACTTTGGAAACCATCGCCAGCCAAGCTAATGAATTGATAACCAATTTCACTTCTGCTGCTGTCAACGATTTGGTTAATGAAGGGGTCAACCAATTTGTCAATCCTGCTCTGTCTGGATTAAACCAATCCCTCCTAGGCAACATTTATTCTTTCAATCCATCTCAAATTGGGAGAATGGTTACCCCAAATGGATTTAACTTTAACGATGCTCAAAATTTCCTCAATGGAGCAGCGTCAACCGGCATAGATAACATTTTCAAAGGCAATTTGCCCAACCCGCAAAAGGTGGGATTGGGAGGTCCACCAGAAAGAGCCTACCCTCCAATTTCTCCTCCGGAAGACGTGTACCCCAGAGTTCCCGGTACTGATCTAGGAGCTCCAGGTAGAGTTTATCCACCCCCTACTGGAGACGTGTATGATTCTGTACCTGGCCAGGATTTAGGTCCTCCTGATCGGGTTTATCCCGTTCCTACAGGAGACGTTTATGATACGGTACCTGGACTCGATTTAGGACCCCCGGATCGAGTTTATCCTCGACCTGTTGGGGATGTTTACCCGGATGTACCAGGGACAGATCTGGGAGTTCCTGATCGAGTTTATCCAAATCCAGTGGGAGATGTTTATGACCAAGTTCCTGGTTCAGATCTCGGTGTTCCCGATCGGGTGTATCCAGTTACAAGTGGGGATGTATACGAGGATGTACCTGGGCCAGATCTAGGAGTTCCCGATCGAGTTTATCCTATTCCCGGAGGAGATGTTTATACGGATGTTCCAGGTAGAGATTTGGGTGTACCTGATAGGGTTTATCCCACTGATCCCATAGGGGACATTTATTCTGGTGTACCTGGACCGGATTTGGGAGTTCCTGATCGGGTTTACCCCATCACTCGAGGAGATGTTTATACAGAAAACAACTTTACAGACTCTTTGCCACGTGAACAAGTTTATGCTCCTAGCACTTTTGCAAATATAGCAGGAGAGCTTAGAGCCAGAGAAAATTCTTTTACTGAACCTCCTGGATCTGTCTATGAGATCCCGAGGGCAAGGCCTATTCAAGGTGGTCTTGGGGATGTTTATCCCCCCACAGTAGGAGATTTTATCATAGAGCCTCCTTTGAATTTAGGAAACATGAAACCTTCTACTAAATTTAACCCTAGTTTAGGTACTTTTAATCCCACTGAAGAAATAGAAGACGAACAGTAATGTCAAGCCCCCGTTTTTATTTAGGACAGGTTGTAGATATCAACGATCCCAGAAAATCTGGCCGAGCTAGAATCAGAGTTTTTGGATTGTTTGATGGTTTGGAGGACCAGGACATTCCGTGGGCTAGTCAAATCAGTGGGTTGTCTTTTGGAAGGGGCGGAGCGGGTACCATTTCTATCCCAAAATTAGGAGCTGTTGTTGTCGTTCAGTTCGATGGCCAGAATTACTACAAGATGAACTATTATGGGGAGAAGGACTATGCCCAGGACATGTTAGCCGAGATAGCTGACTCCTATGAAGGCGCACAGGTTCTTATGTATGACACAGAGGCTGAGCCTGGACCTTTAACATTATTTTACACTAAAAAAAAGGGAGCTGTTTTTTCTCTGGGAAATGCTAAAATTCAATTGGATACTCAAGATGGGGGTCAGCTGAGAATCGTAATTGAAATGGGGCAAGACCAAATTCGGATGGAAAATAACAAAGTGATTATTAACTCTAATAATATAGAACTGGGCGAAGCTGCCATCGAGGCAGTGATAAAAGGTAATACCTTTCAAACTTATTTTAATTCACACACCCATGTTGGTAATCTGGGTGCTCCCACTTCTCCTCCCGTGGTTCCTTCTACTCCTGACCATCTTTCTACGGTGAGTAAAACTAGATAATTATGCTAATTCCAAAATGTTTAACAGACCAGCAAATTTCCAATTTTGTAGACAGGGTCAATGAAACGGCTGATGAAATCATAGGAGACAGCAAATTCGAAATACCCAGACCCGAATTACCTGGGCTAGGTTTATTGGTGAAACTCCAAATTAGAATTTTTGAAAAATCAATCCTCAGCAATCTAGCCCCTATTTTAATAGGTAAACAAATTTTAGAAGAAGCTTTCAAACGATTGAATGTTCTAGGTTACATTAGAGAAAGATTAAATGAATTAAGAACCTTTTTTTCGAATCCAATACAGTTTCTTTTGGACCAAGGAGTGAATAACCCATTAGCCGAAGATTTTCCTTTCCCTGTTGCTTTGCTCTTTGGCAACAGGTCTTCCGGAGGAAATACACAAACATTGTTAAGAGAAATTGAGACTGTCCCTACCGAAATAACTTCTTCTGATCTTCTTTTCAATTACAAAATTGAATTTAACTCCATTTTAGATCCAGAATCCGGGATCATCACAACCCCCAACGATTCTCTGGACACTCTAAGACAAATGAAAATTAATTTCATCAGTGAAAATGGCGAAACTGATTCTCCATTGGTTTTTCTGAAACCGGGGGATTATTTTTCGTTAGATTTCGAAAATTTTACCAACACATACCGAGTTTCTTCTGTTGATTTGGGAACAAATTTCGTTTCCATTTTTTTTCAATTAGAGGCAGCTTCCTCCCAAGGTATTGGAACAGGAGAAGAAAAAGTTTTTGTGCCCGGATTTTCAAATGCTTCCTTGAGACTATCAAGAAAAATAAACTTAAGACAATTTCTTACCCCCGATGGTTTTTTAAGAATCCCATTTTCTGCTTTGGGTATCAATCTCCCGTTAATAGATAGAATTTCTTTAGAACTTGGAAATTTTGATCGACTTTCAGAAAACAATCCAACTTATAAATTTATTAAAGACCTTGAGGCCAGGACCAATTTGGATTTCTCCAAAGTCTTAGGGGATATGATCGATGGAATTTTCCCGGTAATTGATTGGGAAGAAATTCAAAAAGATCCTACATTAAGAAATGCCCAAGAAGTAGCCAAATTAGAATTATTGAATTTGGCTCGTTTTCTTCAAATTGGAACTGAAAATCCCTTTTTTCTAATTAAAATTATTTTGAATTATTTGAAATTGTTGCTGTTGCCTATTTCTGTTTTCATCTCCGTTATTCAAACAGTGGCTTCACAAATTTCCAACCCAATTTCTTTAATTAAAACTGTTTTCAAAATTATATCAAATCCAATAAGGTTTTTATGTGATATAATTTCTGATGCTTTTTTAAAATTTCTTCGTCCCTATTTAGAACCTCCACTAATACCTTTGATCCCGTGGGATGAACTTGTACAAGATCCAAATGATCGAGGTAGAGGACTCAAGCCTCTATTTTCTGATCTTATTTGTGGGGCTTTTGATAGAAAATTAAACTCATATAACCCAGATGCAAATTTCTTTGTTCGGGAGTCATCTAAGTTACAAATTTTACCTGGGGAAAGTCCAATCGTGCAATTGAGTTATAATTTAACACAAAATCCTATCCCAGATTTGGGAGAGGTTAGTTTACAATCCCAAATTCTAAACCAAAATAGTTCTATGAGATTTAGCACAATCACAGATACGGTAGAAAATGGTTTGGCTTATTTGGCTTCTCTTAAAGTAGGGGACACGTTTTATTTGAGTTCAAATGGACAATTTCAAAATTTTAGAGTTACTGCCAAAAACTTATTGGAATTTAATCAACAATCATATTTCGATTTCCTTGTGCAGCCTGTGGATGTGGTTGAAGTTTATGGAAATTCAGAAAATCAACAACTTCAATCTGCCTACAATGGGATAGTTTCTGACCAATTTAAAGCCTCTATTAGTGTGAATAATCCCAATAAAACTTTTCTGTTTATTTTGGAGAGATACTTACCCCTTAAAGCTATTGCAGCCTGGGAAAGTATCAAAGGATTATTCTCGATCACTGTTGCTTTGGCTGCACAAATTCCCCGTTTAATCCCATTGTGTTTTACCTGTATTTTCTCTCAAAATAAACCAAATCAAAATCCTATTTCTCAAACACAAGAGGCTTCCGGAGATTTACTTCAAGGTTTGATTTCTTCGTTAGGCATTGAAACCGATCCAAATAGGAACAACTTTGGGGAATATAAATCGGGAGAGGCTAGAGAGATTTCTCAAGAATTTTTTAGAGACATTTTATTGAGAGAGATTTATCCAGGGCAGCCGGGGGGTTCCGAAAATGCACCTAATACGGAAGGAGGGATTCAAGAAGTCCTTCTGGATCTTCAAAAAATAAGACAAGAGGAGGGAAAGCCTATTTCTGTTTTCAGAAGAAATTTACCAGCGGAATTTCAATCTAACTTCCGTTGGGATTCTTTAACTTTAAATCAAATCGGGGAGAATCTGAAAGTTCTTTCCAGAGTAGCATACGAACTTTCTTTTAGAGCAACTGACAGAAGCCAAAGTGATTTAGTTGATAAATCGATTCCTATCACAGTATGGGCTTTAAACGAAAATGGAGAAGGTGAGTTCAAGTTAATCAACAACGGTCAACTATTTCAATCTTTTCTGGATTATTCTTTTTTCAGAAATTATGATCCTGAAATACCCACAACTGAAAATAGGTTTGAAGCAAGATTTGTGAGGTATTATGTTCAATACAATTTTAGGTTCGCCAAAGATATTTTATTACCTGCTCTTCAAAATTAAGATTTCGTTTTTAGTTTAGGTTTTGAAAAGATATATAGATTGTCTTTTTAAACCTAAAAAAATGAAATCAAAAAAAATTTCTATCGAAACCACAAGTTTCAACTGGGATATTCCCAACAATTTCACGGTTAATTCTAAATTTAAGACCGCTGAAAAAACCAAAGTTTATTGTCACGAGAGTTACGCTTTGGAATTGTACAATCTCATGGTAGGCAACATGATGGGGTTGAATACCTCCAAAGATTTGACCCCTGGAGGTTCTTATTCTTGTGTCATCTCCGCTTCTGATTCAACTCACGCTTTGGCTCAAACTTCTTCCGGCCAAACCATCTACATCGACCTTAAAAAAGAAAAAAAGGACGCCGAAAGATTGGGCCTGGGAGAGGTAATCAATTTCGAAGTCGGCAACGAGATTTCCGCTGTTGTGAGACAAATCTCTGGTACCTATTACGGTTCTGTCGTTGAAAGTTACACTCAAAATTTGAAAACAGAATTCTTTGATCAAATCAAAAAAGAAACTTTGGCTTACGAAGCTAGAGTGGAGTCCATCAATAAAGGAGGATACATTGTGGATGTTAACGGAATCAAATGTTTCTTACCTGGATCCTTAGCCGCTGCGAATAAGATTACAGACTTTGACGCTTATATTGGTAAAAAGTTTTATGTAATGATCGATGGTTACGTGGCAGCAAAAGACATTTTTGTTGTTTCCTACAAAAAGTATTTACAAAAAATCATGGATCACAAAATCCAAGAACTGGATTTAAGCAAAAAGTACAAAGGACATGTGACAGGTACTTCTGCTTTTGGTGTTTTTGTCGAATGGGAAGAAATTTTTACTGGCTTGATTCACAAAACTGAATTTGAAAATCAAGTTATAACTGGTTTTAATCCGGGAGATGAAATTGAATTTTACATCAAAGAAATTAAAGATGATAATAGATTGACTTTGACCTTTGGAGAGCCTTTAGAAAAAAATAAGTGGCTGTTTGAATTGAAAAAAAGTGTCGAAGAAGGTACAATCGAACCCATGGAAGCTATTGTTAAGCATAAAAGAAAAAATGGAGCCTTGATTGAAATTGGGGACTCTGGCCAACTAGCACTAGTTCCACAGGAAAAATTGGGCAAAAATTCAAAAAATCTTCAAGCTGGTGACACCATTAGAGTTCAGGTTTATCAGGTAGATGCCTTAGCAGGAAAAATATTCGCTCGACAAGTTTAATGAACTCACATTTTGACAAATACCAGGCTCTCTCTTCTGCCATTCTCGGATTTGAATTTGAATTCTTTTCCGAGATGGTGAGAGGGAGAATTGTTGAGTCTTTGTCTAAATTATTGAACAAAAAAGTCGTTTTATCTGACAAGTACCATTCCAAAATTCCAGTCAGCGCAAATAGCTTCAAGTTGGAACCAGATTATTCTGGAGGCAGTAAAATGAACGAACTTATCACAGGTCCTATGCCTTATGGTGAAGCTATGCCTGTGTTAATTAAGATTTTGAAGTGGATTGAGTCTAACGGTTGGACCAATGATAGGTGTGCATTTCAATTTTCAATTTCATTCGACCCCACTAATCGGGAATTGGAAAAGATGGAAAGATTGGACCGCCTGAAGTTTATCTTGGGGATTGACGAGGGAATTGTGTATTCTTCTTTTGGAAATAGAACCAACAATGTCTACGCTAAATCTCTAAAAAAGATTGTTCCGGTCAATAAATTTTCTATTTTAGAAAATATCACCACCATAGATCCCAAACTTTTCAAATTGCCAGGCGAGAAATATTATGGAGCCAATTTCACCAAATTGCAAGATGGGTATGTTGAAATACGCTATCTTGGAGGCAAGGATTACCAAAAGAAAATTGGACCTATATTAGAAGTCACCGATTACGTTACACTGTTGTTACATGACATTTTATCTGGTAAAAAAGGATACGGTCAAGGTGATGTTGAAAAGTTACAGGAGATGATGAGACAACACACAAAAGTGGTCAGAAGCTTCTCAAATCCAGATTCTTTCTTTGTGAATTATCCAGATTTCCACGTGTTGGTCGATTTGAAGGGATACGAAGAAAACATCAAAACTTACTGGTCACACATCAGAGAAAAAATTTTCGACCTTATTGTGGAAGGTGGAATAAACTCTTGTTTCTTCAATTATGATACCTCGATTGGGCGTTTTCAGATCAAGGATGCTAAAAGTAAAAATGGTCTGATTCTGAAAGACATTGATATTTTTGATAGTGTAGTCAAAAATGGAAAATTATCCAATTGTAATTTATACGGAACACAGGTTAAAAATTCAGAGTTGTATGATTGCAAACTTGTTTTTGGTAACAAACTTTTCGAAAGCAAATTTCAAAATTCAATTGCAGACTATGGTAACCTGTTGGAGAATTGTTATATAGATTGTCCTCAACAAATGGTAGACTGTGAAGTTAAAGGGGGAGTGTTAAGGAAAGCAGATTTGGGCAGGAATTCGCTCATTTCGGAACAAACTGAAAAGGTGAAAGATTTCAATGAAATTAGAACAAGTCGTTTTATTTCCGATTCTAGATTGAAAAATTTGAACGACCCAATCACCAAGATTAAATTCAAAAATATCAACTACTAATATGACTTTAGAAGAATTGATTCAGGAAATTAAGGATGATCTTTCAGCTAGTTGCGCTTTGCCTTATAATCTCAACGACCAAGAAATCAAAAGGATTATCAATCGTGCTAAGGCCTGGATGTATGATAACTATCAGTATGCAGTCGAAAAAAGGTACTTTGTTCTGGGTGGTGCTTTCTTCCAAACCCCTCAATTTAGAAACACCAGACAGGTCCAACTCCCAGATAAGATTGTCACAGTTTTCGATGTGAGAGAAACCAACGGGAATGGAATTTCTGGCAACCCAGACAAAGATTTCGGAGATTCCAAGTTGATTGGTTCCGAACTCCTGCTTTCTCCTTTTACGGGGGACAATCTGGTTTATAGAACTGTAATGTATTCTTATTTTGATTTGGCTAAGGCTTATCTTCTGCCAACTTACGCTTTCAGCTGGAATAAAAACACCAAAAAATTAACCATTCTGGGGAGAGATCCATCTCCCGCCAAAAACTCTTCTTCTCCCCAAAGCAACGCTGGTTACAATTTGACACAGGCTGTAGTTGTCAGTTGTTATGTGGCAATCGAGGATTATGAATTATACAACGATGAACTTTTTATTCGATATTGTTTTGCTAAAGCCAAACAATCTTTAGTAAAAGTATTGAGTGCGTTCGATTATAACCTACCAGGAGGCGTAAGAGTCAACACTTCAACATTGTCACAAGAAGCTTCCAACGAATTACAGGAGGTGATGACCATGATTAATGGCGAGAACACGCCATCTTATTTTTTGCAGTGGAATTGAAAAATATACATTTTTCATTCCAGATTTTCCAATTTTTCCTTCTTATTTTACCTGGATATATAATGGGAAAGCAATTTTTCCATGATAGAAATTTACAATCGAGATCCAGGAGATCCTTTTTATAAATCTGATGTTTTAGAAACAACAGATCCGATCGAAATTTGCATCGGTCAACTTAAAATGTTGTTACTAACGATCAAAGGAGAGGTACTTGGAGATCCCTCTTTTGGTTTAAGTTTAGAGGAATTGGTTTTCAGCCAAGAACTTTCCCAAAAAACTCTTACTGACGAAATTGCCAGGCAAATCAAAAATTATGTGCCTATTTTCTATCAATTGAATGGCTATTTCAATGTTGAATTTTATGCTGGAACAGAAAGAGATATTGTCTATCTAAATTTCTTTATTCCAAGCTATGGTGGCAAAAGTCCCCTGGTTTCCCTGAAAGTAACTTAAAAGTATGTCAACTAATATTTTCCAGAAAAACAATATCCTGATTAGGGGTCTGCTAAACGACACCTACAATTTTCTCCAGAGAACTTACAATCAAACTCGAAATGTGTTTACTGTTGCCTCTGCCTGGGGTCAAATTCTTTTTGTGTTGGAAAATATTTCCCAGTTGATTTTATACTTTATCGAGGATTCAATTACAGAATTAAACATTTATCAGGCCAGCCGGGATTATTCCATTAAAAGTTTAGCGCGGATTGCTGGTTATGATCCCGCACGGGGCATGGCTGCTCAAGGGGAAGTTGCTATCACGTGGAATTTGAGAGAATCTGACGTGGGTGGAGGAGCAGTGATTTTGTCTGGCAGACCTAAAATACAATGTGAACAAAATGGATTAATTTACACTCTGTTACTGAATGGACCTTCAGTTAAAGTTCCTTTAAATAGAGGGGCTACCTTCAATTTTAAGATTGTACAGGGGGCTTTTCAAACATCTACCTTTACCGGAACAGGAGCAGCTTTACAAAGTTATAATGTCGTGTCGAAATCTGGAACTTTGATAGACCAATTTTACGTCGACATTTCGGTCAATGATGTGCCATGGAAAAAATATTTTTCTTTGTATGATATTCCTTTGAATGCTAGAGGCTATCTGGTTAAATCCGGAATTTCTGAAGGAATTGATATTTATTTTGGAAATGGAAATTTTGGACAACCCCCTTTGAGAGGAAGCATTATCAAGGCTGAATATCTTCAAACCAGCGGATTTAGTGGTAACATCGCCTCTAGAAAAGATTTGCAATTGACCTATCGATTTATGGATACTGGCACAGATCTATTTGGTAAAGAGGTTAATTTAAACACGTATCTTACAATTTTAGGCGTGCTGGATCCATCTTTTGGCAGTGATCCAGAACCCATTGAATTAACTCGTTTGGTCGCACCCAAAACTTCTAGAGCCTTTGTGTTTGCTAATTCTGAGAACTATGAAATTTATTTACAAAGATTTAACATTTTTTCTCAGATTCATGCATTTACCACTTATGGAGATGATTTTTTAGATGATGATAACGTTATTTATCTTTTTCTGGTACCCGATGTATCAATAAATATTTTGAGTGGTCAGGATTATTTTGACGTGCCGGCAGAAAATTTTGTTTTAACCACTGCTCAGAAGCTTTCGATTTTAAATTTATTGGAAGATTCTGGTCAAATGATCGCCACAACTGTTGTGAAAATTTTAGATCCAGAAATTCAAAACTTCGTTGGCAATTTAGTGTTGTCTATTTTCGAAGGTTATGACCCAGAAATTATCAAGGATAAAGCTCGTAGTTCTATTGCCGAGTATTTCTTAAATTTGAAAAGAAGAGATAGAATTCCAAAATCAGACATCATTGCCATTGTTGAAGCAATTGAGGGAGTTGATTCTGTTTCTTTTTATTTTGTTGGTCAGGCCAATGAGGAATATCACACTGCGGTTGATAAACTACCCAATGTTAGTGCGGCTCAATTAAATCGCCAAATTGGTTTGGACGAGTTTGGCGACGTTATAATTAACACGGGAGAATTGGTTTTGATGAGAGGTGGTTGGACGGATAGGTATGGTACGTATTACGAGGTCGGGATTGTACCAGGTAAACCCTCCGCATTGAATATTGTCATTTCTTCAATCAATCCCAGAACTCTTTCGACCCAATTAAACTCCGAGCAAAGAGCAAAAATCATAGCTCAAAATCAGTAGGACATGGCACAAGATTTTTCACCAGATTTTCCACAAAATACGGTTAATTCTTATACTGTAAGTGGAGTAAAGTTCAAATCCTCAACTCCTGCGTTTGAAACCAATAACGATTTATATTTAACCGTACAACAGGCTGAGCTTAGAGCATATAATTTGGGTTGCACCGGCTATCGAAATGCTATCACAAATTCTGTCGGTCAAATTCAATATGCACCTTGTTCTTCATTGAGCACTTACCAAATGATAATGAGTCAAATGACACCTGCTAACACGCCCAGAAGATGGTATGCCTTTGACCCGACCGAAAATATAAATGATCTTCAGTCCTCCATTAATAATTTTGGCTATGAGGGGTTTAATTATAAAAATCAAATCTTTGAAAGAACAATGTCTAATCTTCTATTTCGGGATCCGACTAAAAATCTAATTTTAGAATATTTTCAAAGAGTTGTGTTTGCTTTAATTGAAAGTGTTAAACAAATTAAAAACTACTTCAATTACACCGTACCTTTTAATAACAGAAAAGTGTTCTAATTTATGACCAGTCAAGATCTTAAGTTTTTTAATAAAAGAGGAGAACCTCTAAATTTTGAGTATGTTGGTCCAACTGCGTCAGGTCCTTTGGCTGCTATCTTTAATTTTTTATCTGACCCTACAACAAACACGCCGTCCTCAGGGTTTATGTCCTTGCAGGATTTGAATTCCAATTTAGTTTATCTTAGTGTTACCGACCAGAGCGGATTTTCAATTATTCCCTGGTTTAATTCTGTTGTTACATCTTTAAGCCAAGGCACCAGCGTGGTGTTAACCTTCACTTATTATCCTGCCCAAACCTTAATGTGTGTGATTTCGTCTGCAAGTTTAAGTGGAGGGGTTATAACTTTGGTTATTTCTCAAGTTATTGGATCTCCTTTTATATCGGGTGGAACTCCAGTTTCTTGTGAAACCAAATATGAAAATTTAGCGGGAGGTTATTTTAGAGGAACTGTTTTCTTTGATGAGGTATCTGCAGGTTTATATGAGAATGAACAACTTTTTATCGTTCAACAGTTTAAAGACACATCAACCAATCAAATTTTTATAGGGTTCCCACACACTGGCGCGACCGGATCCGCCAATCCTCCACTTTGGAGGAGCAGATGGGAAAATTCTACTTATGGAGATGTGGATGTATCAAATATAATTTTCACCTACCAGATTGTAGAAAATGATCCAGAATTAAACGGACTGCCTTCGATTTTAAATTTTCAAAATTTATCTTATCCGGTTATTCAAAATCCAAGCGATGTTTATGCCAATGGATATATTCAAACCCCCGAAGCTGGAACTCCCTCTAGAGCTATGCAAATTAACGTTGGGATTAATTCCAACGACGTTGCTTCTAATATTTACGAAAGAAAATTAATTTTAGAAGATATCACTTATGGATTAGAATCTCCTTATAAAATTGCGGAGATTTTATTCTATGGTCAGATCATCGGTGAAGATTCGCGGTTAGATGTTTTAACTCAAAATTTAGGACGTGCTTTTTTCGGTTCAGATTCCGTTATTTTAAAAAATCACGATCCCAACGAAATTCTACCTAACTACGTTGAAATCAACGAAAAAAGAAAAGAACTTATGGTTGCGGGGGAGGATATTTTTCCCTATATAGGCAGCTACAAAGGATTGATTGGAGCGTTAAAATTTTTCGGATATCAGGATCTCCGAATTAAAGAGTATTGGTTGAATTTAAATTTCGATAGGGTAAAATTACAACCTTTACAACAAAACCAAGAATTTCTGGACAATTATGGTAACACTTTATTTCCAAATCAACAATCTTTAATTGCAGATGTTTTAGACAACCCTAATTCTGGAAAATATCGATTGGTGCAAACCTATGGTCCCAACGAGGAAGGTGAATATGTGTTGGATGTTTCCGGAGAACAGACTTTAGTACCCAGTCGAACCTACAAGAAAACTGCTTTATTTGGATTGTATTATGATATTATCAGAGCTAATGATGAGTTGGACCCCTATGGATATCCTATCACACAAGAAACTTTCGCTTTTACCCAAGAAGAAGTTCTTTTGAAACTATTTGCTTTAAAAGAAAGACTGAAGCAATCTTATCTTCCTTTAAATGCTAGAATCGTAGACATCACTGGAGAAGGTATTTATTTTAACGTTTACAATACGAAAGAATGGACAGATTTTCTGGATCGCAGCGATATAGAATCTGGGAACAATGTTGATTTTATTTCAAATCCGGATTTTGGATTTATTGAGGATCTAAGAGCATTTGGTATTAGGCAAGATCCCTACAGTATTCAGGCTCCCATGAATTATAACGATGTTATAGAAATTGATGTGACCGTGGCAGGACCCTCCGGCAACGTTTTTCGTTTTGCTGGAGCTTCTGGGACTCCAACTTTTTTATTTGGTGCAACTGGGGATAATCCAACTTTCAATTTAAACTTGGGTAAAACTTACAATTTTAATTTGTTAACACCGGGTTATGATTTTTACCTAACAACCCAATCAAATTTAACCCAGATAGATCCTTTGGGTGTTCAAAACAATGGTGCTTCTGGGGGTACGGTTGTTTTGAATGTTAATCCACAAGAACAAAGTAATTTATATTATTATTCATCGGTTAACACAAATTCTTTGAATGGACAAATAACTCTCTCCCCTAGTTCTATTTCCGATTTTGGTAATTTAGTCCCACCTCTATTTAACAATCAAAAGTACACGGGAGAACAAAATTTGTCGATGCAAACCGCAATTTCAAACTTCTACTACTTCAAAGAGAATGGATTGCTTAAATTTTTAGGCGACTCAGCGCAGGATCCGATTCAATTTATAGATCCTTCAACAGGTGAGACGTATGTCAATCCAATTGGTATGCCTTTAATTTTAGAATTTTTGGTGGATCGCTGGATTTGGGATGAAATGGGTCAATCCTGGGATTCTATGTCACTGCCTACTTTTACCTCCCAACCCACCGCTTTAACTTGGGACACAATTGATTTTTCAGCTTATAATGAAATCGAGTGGATCATAGAAAAATCACAAAATCAAGTTGGATCTGGTTACTATTATTCTTTCCGAGGGAACATTCTCGATTATTATAAACTTGCTCATTTTTTACCTTTCACCGGTCAATATGATGTTACTTGTTTAGTGTATGACTCCTTTAATTTTGTGAACCGCAAAATTAAGAAAACAGCTGTTACAGTTTCACCAAAAGAAATTACTTTGGATGCATGGACTCGTTATAGAGAAAATGAACTTTATATCTGGGACCAAACCATTCGTAGCTGGGACGATTATCAATCGATTTGGGAATATCCTGCAGAGGGTAAAACTTTCGATGAACTTTCCAAAGAAATCCCGCCTGAAATTTTAAATTTTGCAGTTTATGGCAATAATGGTAACGAGGGACAAAATCTCCAGGTTTATGCTGAAATCCCAGCGGTGGGAGCTTCTGGAAATTTTGTGTTGAACCAAAATATTTTAAACGTAACTAAGGCTTATTCTCTTTTTATCTCCGGTTCTCAGTTTGGATTTTTAAATATCTTTACTTCCGTTCCCCATAATTACGCAGATGGAACCGGAATTTATTTGAGCGGTTTTATGCCCGAGATAAACTCTCAGTGGAATATTTCAATTCCTCCTGGAGCTACGGGATTCTCTTTCCAAATACCGTATGTGTTAGGACCTACCGCTGGGGTGGGTTTGACCGGGGGTCCCGGTTCAATTTCCGGGGGTACTGCCTATTTTGTTGATCCCGCCGTCTGGACCAGCCAAACGGTAACTAGCACTGGATCCATCACAGTTTCAATCAATAATCGAGTCGTGGGGGCAACATCTTCTGGAGCTAATTTGCAGTCTACAGTTAATTCCATAGTACAAGAAATAAATTCATTTGTAACCCAACCAGATTACTTTGCACAAACTTTTGCACCTGATGTCATTCCAGCCTCAGTTAATGTCACGGCAGACACAAACACAGGCAATATTGGGAATGGTGATACTTTGAATGTAAGTGTAACTGGATCTTTGCAGGTTGTGTCGGCAGACCCAGCTCTTTCCGGAGGATCTACTGGCTCTGCTTCTTATGTTTCGTGGAGTCCTTTAACGGGAGGATTCCCTGTTGAAGCTTTGAAATATTATGGCACCAAAAATCTGACTTGGGATACATTCAATGAATCTATTTGGGACGAGGCTTACGCCCATGGATGGTATGATTTTGAATACCAAAACGGATGGCTAGGAGGATTTGAGATTCATTCGGTTCAGGTTGGAGACAACATTAAAATTAGCACAGGCAATGAAACATTTCCTTTCCCAACGGGAGTCACTTTTTCGGGAAGCGGAAATCTGATCCTTTCTCAAGCAGCTAGCCAGCTAAATAATTCTTTGGATCCTAATATCACCAATTTCTATTACCGTGTGATGCCTTCTTCAGCCGAGAATGAACCCACAATCAGTGGTCCCACACAGACTCAGTTTACATCCTTTCCGGTCTTTGTTGTTTCACAACCTGTTCCCCCGACTGTCTTAACTCCTTGTCCATAACTAAAACAGTGACTAACAAAAGAAAAATTGCAAAATTAATTTAGTTCTTCGATCAAAAACCAAATATATAAACACAACTAATTAAGAAATGGCTGCTCCCGTACCCGGTATTAATAAATTTAGATATCAAATTTACCAAGAAACTTTGAGTAATCAAAGGTTAGATGTTTTGTATCCCAAACCTTTCTGGTCTTACCTTGTTACTCGCAACGATGAATGCCAAGCTGGGTTTCCTCTGGTTACTCTGAATATTTCCTCTCTAATCGATACCAACGGTGTTCTTTTTGTTAATGGGGATCCAAACACTGGAATTCCATATATTGAGATAGTTTCAGCAGATAATTCCCCCACTTTTTATGTTGCTCCGTCCAATGACCTCACTAATTTGACTTTATTAGGAGATTATTCTAGCGGCGGGTGGGTTTCTTTAGTCAATACAGTAACTGAACCTCCTTGTCCTACACAAACTGCAACACCTACTCTAACCCCAACTCCAACCCCAACATTAACTCCAACATCTACCCCAACATTAACTCCAACATCTACCCCAACATTAACTCCAACCTCTACCCCTGTTTTTTATAAACTTTATGGTTCTATACCGGGAGGGAATCCTGGTTTTAATACAGATTCTGATGCTTGTAATGATTTGGCATTGACCCCAGCCCCTTTATTGGAAGTGGCTTGGTCTTTAAAGCCAATTAATTTACTTACAGTTTCCGATATTATTTATGAACCCAATCAACCCTTTCCCCTTACAACCCCATTCGAAAATGCAGCAAATGATTATTATGCTTTCACAGATAATGATACGAATACGGGAACAAGATATTGGTTTTTATTTAATGGTTTAAATAACTCTGGAACAATTTCAGTTCCGGGAACGTGTGCCGCAGCACCAACCCCTACACCAACACAAACTTTAACTGCTACTCCTACCCCAACACAAACTTTAACTGCTACCCCAACTTTAACCCCTACACCAACACAAACTTTAACTGCTACCCCAACTTTAACCCCTACACCAACACAAACTTTAACTGCTACTCCTACCCCAACACAAACTTTAACTGCTACCCCAACTTTAACCCCTACACCAACACAAACTTTAACTGCTACCCCAACTTTAACCCCTACACCAACACAAACTTTAACTGCTACCCCAACTTTAACCCCTACACCAACACAAACTTTAACTGCTTCCCCAACTTTAACCCCTACACCAACACAAACTTTAACTGCTACCCCAACTTTAACCCCTACCCCAACACAAACTCCATTTGCAGATCCATCAGTTTTAAATGCAGGTGTTTATACACCCAATGAATCTGTGTGGTGCGTAGGTAGAAATCTAACAGTCTTTAGCGAGGGTGTTTGGTTTGCTTACGATTCGACAAATTCTGCAGTTCCCTCCAATGCGCCCTGGTATTTAGACACAAGATCTATCTCAATAGATGGTAATGATGTTAAATGGGTAGGATGTGCAGTCTCAGCCCCCACATCTCAGGTTTTGATTTTTTCCGTAAAGGGCCCAGATGCTGCTACAGGAAATTCTTGGAATTTGAGTGAATTTGGGTTGAATTCTCCAGATTGGGAAGTACCCTTAATTTATGCGAGTCCTTATGGTCAAGAAGTCTTGGCTTTCATTTCGCCTCTGAACGGTGGGGCAGGAACGGGTGCAACCTGTAATCCTGGTGCAACTGGAGGATTTCTTTGGAATTACAATAAAATAACCCAAAGTTGGCAGGAGGTTTCTCCTGGTTACACTTGGCCTGTTATACATGACATAAAAGCTAAAGGGGAGCAAGGAAAAAAATGGGATTATTATTTAGCGACAGATGATGGGTTGCAAATTATAAATTCTGGAATTTTGATTCCTTCTGTATTACAGGACGGAAGTGAGTATTTACCAGAATTAAGAAAATTAAATAAATTCAATTCTTCTTTAAATTCTCAAAGGATTTATTCAATCGATTTTGACGAAAATGGAAATTATTGGTTAGGTACTGAAGACGGTTTAACCTATTGGGATGGTCAAAAGTTTTACAATTGGGCAGTGCCTGTTCTTTTACCTGTTACTAAAGTTGTAGCTAGACCCAACGGTCATGTTTTTTTTAGATGTGGCAACCCACAATCTAATCCCCCAACTACGAATGGCTTCTATCATTTTAATGGTGTCACTTTCACCCATTTTAATTCTTCTAATTCGAATTTACCTTCGGACGTCATTGTTGATTTTGATCTTGCCACAACTAAATCTATTGAGAATGGTTTGACGACTTATCCAAATGATCTTTGGATAATTTCGGGTAATAATATTGTGTTATTTGACTATGTAATTCCACATCTTTATGCATCGAGTAAGTATGAAGGAACTACTGGATGGAATTTCCTATATTATACACCTTCAGCAACTGGTCCAACCTCGGATCAAGTCCTTTTGCCCAAGGTTCAAAAATACAATTGGATCTATCCATCTTGGCAAGGATATGACAATTCAGAATTGGCTGCGGCACATCCCGGAATGGATCCCAGAAACCTTTTTCTAACCGCTGACTTCAAATCCATTGCTAACGGAGAGGTGGAAAATCAAAACTATTGGAATTGGGGACAGATTCCAACTTACGAACAGCAAGTACAAGCCCAATCAATCCCAAATTATTCATGGATGATAGGAATTACCTCTTCATCTCCTCCTCTTTTTACGAATCCGTATGTTGTGATAACTTCGACAAGTAGATTTGCAAATTTAAATGTTGTAACTGGTTATTTAAATGGTAAAACAATTAATTTTGGCCCATCTAGTAATACTGAAGAAGAATATATTTTCGAAAATCCAAACCCAACCGGAGCTACTGCAGGAAATAAAGAAACGGGATTTGTTGCTTTTTATACCGACCAAGGACAAGTTCAGGGAGTGATTCCTTTTAGAGGTGACACTTCCAGAGTTTTTGATGCTAAACCTTCTTATGATGGAAAAACTTTAATTGTCACTGGTAAATTTACTTATTATTTAGAAGCTGGAAAATTTGTGTGGAATACCAGATTTCCAAACTCTGCAGACCTTACTATTACTGGAATAACCGGACCTACAGGAGGTCCGGTAGGTTTTTCAAATTTAGAAACACCTGGTATAACTGGAACGTTTGATTATCCATGGATTCTAAATTCTCCAATTTCTGGTTCTGGAGTTTATATTCCAGATTCTTCTTTAATTTATGATAATCCATCTTATTTTATAGCTGAAGTTGATTTTGAATTGGGAGACCAAACAAGTTACGGCGGAATTGATTTTGCTACACAATCTCTGGAATCAAGATTTAATTTGAAAAAATTTAGATATTTTCCTGCTGTTGATTCAGCCTTAAATCCTGTCCCAGGACCCACCGGATTTTACCCTTCCGGCATAGGAGTGAGCGGAGGTACCCAACTGGCGATCAGTCAGAATTCGATCAGATTGATGAGTAACTTTATCGGGGGATACTCAACTTTAAAAAATGAATATGGTAATGAAAGCGACTTCCCTTTTGCACCCGAATTCATTTTTAGCCCCATTGAAAACAATATTTACAAGCCAAGCTCTTTCGTTTTGGAATTAAATCCAGATTTTTCTTTAGTTAATGCCAAGGTAATTGGTATTACCGGGAATAATTCATATTCTGATTCATTGGTTAGTTTACCTAACGGGCAAACTTTCTTGACAACCGGAACATCAACTCATGATGTTAATTTTGGTGGAATAAGTATTTCCCACCCTAATGTAGGTTATTCTTATCCTTGGATTTTGTTGTCGGATTCTAATTTTGTTGGAATTACCGGAACTTTCGTTCGTAATTATGAGATTAATGATCCCAATTACCATTCGGGATGGAACAAAACTATCCGTGCTTTTGGAAGTTCTTCTACTTATTACACTGCCTATCTTTTCACTGGAGATGCTACAATTCAAAGTTCTTCCACTTCAAACTTGATTGTATCCGGCGTCTCTGGAGCTCTGCAAGCTGGTATTTTGTCTATCTCTCCCGGAGGAAAATTTCAATCTGAATCTTCTTTCGAAATTTTACCATCTTCTTACGAGGATGTTTATGTTACTCGAATTACGGACGTTCAAGGTATAAGGGGGAATCAAGATTACTATCTTTCTGTAAATTATCCTTTACAACCTGGTCTTACTGGTAGTGGTAATATAATTATAAAAAGAAGTGTGTCTGGAACTTTTATTGATTCTCTTTCAACTTTTGATGTTGGAATGACCGGCACCCAAAATGATTTATTTTTTACTGTTTCTCCTGAATTGAATATTTTTGTCTCGGGAACAAATCAAGGTCTTACTGGACCTGCTAGTCTTCCCTATCCTCCCTCTAATTTTTCCCCCTTCATATCTTTCCTAGAAAGTTATAAATCCCCCAGAGGAATCGATTTGGGGAACATAATTTCAAGAGCAGGGTCCGGAGCTTGGACTTGGGTTGATGTTCACAATTCCAATAATCAATTGTATGTTCCCATGCTTTCCACCGTGTTCTTTTCGAATTATGATTCAGAGATTTTTGGTAAAAATAACAATAGATGGGTTCTCAGTGATGCTAGAACTGGACAGGTAATTTTAGATGTTAAATTTACCCCCTATTTCATTTACACTTTTACTGAGTCTGGGTACTATTCAATTCAAAATTCAGTGGAGGATTCAGCCGGAAATGTTTACGAAATTTCAAAGCCCGCATTTATCACGGTAGTCAATCAATCTATCCCGCAGGCAAATGATCCAAATCCTTTGTTTGTTAACTCCGCTGATTATGGGTTTATTCCGCAAAATAGAGATTTTCAATCTCAAGCCGCAGATTTAGATAGGTCTATTTTCCAGGAACAACTAGCAATCAGATCTCAAAACGTACCTGATTTTGGGTCTGGTCTCAATATTAAAGATGATGAAAATTCAACTTTCAGAGAGAGATAATTATTTAGGTCGTTGATTTCCAGTTCCCCCGACTAATTTATATTTCCATTGTTCGTATCTTCTCACGATTTCTTTGAGGATCTTGCTTCTCACAATATCTTCTTCCCCAAATCTAAATTCGCCCACTCCCTCTATTCCTTGAACTAAATCTACAAAGATAGGCAAGGCTACTTTTTCGTATGAAATATCGTGTTGAGTGATATCACCCGCCACCAATACTTTAGATCCTTCCCCCACTCTGGAAATATACAACATTAATTGTTTCATGTCGCAATTCTGTGCTTCGTCCAAGATCATCATAGATCGATCAAAAGTTGCCCCCCTCATGTATGCCAAAGGCCTGAATTCTATAATTTTTTCGGAAATCAGCTGACCTAATTTTTCTTTGGTGATAATCTTCTCCATGGTAATTAAAAAACTTTCCATGAAAGGAGAAATTTTTTCACTGACATCTCCCGGTAAGCTGCCTAATTTTTCTCCTGATTCTTGGATGGGTTTAGTGAAGATTATCTTCTCGATTTCTCCTTTTTGTACCATCTTCAAAGCTGCATAGCATGCCGAAAAAGTTTTGGAGGATCCTGCTGGTCCCCAACAAAAAGTTATGGTATTTTCAGTGATACAATCGCAATATTTTTTTTGTTTTGGAGTGAAATTGATTTGATGAAAATCTTTGAGTGTTAATCTACTTTTTGTTGGAGGCATATTTTAGTGTTGTGAATTGTTTTGATATATATTCCAAATTAAAATTAGAAACAATGTCAACCGTCAGTACAACCTCAATTTTAGGTTCAGATTCCATTTCGGCTTCTAGAATTACAATTAACTCAAACTTTTTACTTCTTGAAAATTGGATCAATCAATACGTGAATGTATTTGGAATTGATTCTGTCAATGGAATTTTAGATCTTTCTAATTCCTCTACTGGTAGGATTTCTGCTAAGACAGGAAAATTTGATCAAATTATTGTTCCAGTAGGTGGGACAGCTTTAGCCCAAATTAATTCAAGTGGTTCTGGTCAATTTGTAAATATTTCTACTACTACTTTAACTGCAAGTGGGGCCAGTCTTTTTTCTGGAACTGTAACTTCTAATAATGTTGTTACTTTGAATTCTACAACTAATTTATTTGCCGCTAATAACAATCTTAATGGAGCGTTTACTTTGTTAGGTTTGGGTCATTTTGTGAGCCAAAATTCTATTGGTGCTTCGGGAGCGACCGCTGGTCAAGCTTTTTCGGATTGTACATCTGGAGGGGGCGGAAGAGTAACGGCTGTAGCTTCTGAGTATGTTTTAACTGGCCTGGAAGATGTCATTTATGCTAATTGCGCTGGTGGATGGTTTATGTCGGTGGGAACAACAGGAGCCTCTGCATCCTCCCTAGTTGCTGGAAGCAGAATTACAATTATTAACACTGCATGTACAGGTGGTTATATTGCCACTGGTTTGCAAAATTCTGGAGCTTATTACACTGGATTTAACACGGATGCTTCTTATGGAAATTTCCCCTCTCTGGGAATTACTTGTGATCCTGGAAGACCTTATCAGTCTGCTATTACATTACAATGGGAACCTAGAATATCGCAGGGTACAGGAACTCAACAAGGATCTTGGGTGGTTCTTTCTGCCTCAAATATGTCTTGGTCTTAATAAAAATATCATCGATGGCTAAAACCCCTTTTATACGTCCGTTGCAGGTGCAAGGCGGTACCTTTTACGCTTTTTCTTCAGCGGCAGAAGATCTATCTTTTACTTTCAATAATTCCATCAATCGTTTTAAGTTTTCTAAGTTCGCATTATTGAATATCCCGAATATTGATTCTACGAATCCACTAGGAAACACGCTTAAACTCAATGCTCCAGATAGTGCATTCCTCGATAAAGCAACAGGTGCGGATCAGATAATCACTTCGAACCAGAATGTAAATTTTTCTCAAAGTTTTCAAAGTTATTGCTTGAATCTAGAAACCACCATTTTGAGCGGTAATAATTACGACCAATCTTCGAAGCAAAATATTTCGGAAAGAGTTTTTTGGAAATGGCTGAAAGAATTGGGTGGGATTAGATTCCAGCCAGCTTCGTCTGCTCAAGTTGTTTCTACTTTGGATCAAAACACAGTTACAACCATCAATGGTTTGCCAGTAACACAAAAAAGATATGTGGAGGGAGATCCTAGTGGTGCAACAGGTTCTTTTGGATTAACTGGTGCGACCTACAACAGGGTAGTTCAGTACATAGGCAATCTGGACATTGTTAATTCAGTCAAAAACAACAACAACACATATTCCGAAGTGTATGTCTTGGTTCCTACTAAAGACGGAAACACCCCCACTGTCTTATTTAAAAATGTGGTAGACCCCAATTATCCCATGGATTTTGGTTGGACAAACAATCCCATCGACCCGTTAAATGACGAGTATTTAACAGGAAGATCTTACAATGAATTTAATCCCAGTGGTTTAACCAACTTAGCAATTTTCGATTGTGATGTTTTAGGTTCACCCACAGTAACTTTCGAAAATACTTCTAATGGTTCAACCGGATCTGGTAACTGGTACTCTCCACGTGCTATTGCAGACTCCTATTTCACAGATGCAACTTTTACCGATCCAACCGCACAGATCTTAGAAAAATCCTACAATGGTGCTACTGGGGGAAATGGCTACCAAAAATATGTTAGAACAAAATTGGATTCGATCGGTATTGACTTCGATCCTAGTTCTTACAAACAAATTGTGGATGACCCAGCAATTTCAACCTTAGAAGAATTCAATTCCACTTCTTTATCCAGTGATTTTTCTTTCAATGCGGTTCTAATTTATTATGATGTGTATGACCCGGCTATTCCTGCCGATTCTGCCACCAATTTATATGGGGTTCTTTTTCTGGATGATGTTCAAGACACCGGAATAGGCACCTTCGAAATCCCCGGCTTTAAAAAGTACAAACCAAACCCAGTAACCAAGTTAAATGGCAATTCATATGGCTTCAAATTGAATCTTAAATTTGATGTTGATATAGACCAGACTGGAGTAGAGCAGGCTATCAATGATTATTCGCCTTTTTCTCTGTCTATGTTCATGGACGCTATGAATGTTTTACAGGATGCTTCCGGAACTTTAAATAACACGGCGGGAATTTATTCTTCTTTGGAAGATAGAGTTAATGCTTTAGAAAATTTGGTCCTATCCTCTGAAACGACTTTTACTTTCGACAGAAGGATAACTGAAATTGAAAATTCTTTGGCGGCAAATCAGGCTTTGTTTAACAACACTCAGGCCGTAATGGGATTAATTAATCAAAATTATGAATTAATTAGAGCTATTATCAATAATGAAACTTCGGTAGAGATTTCGTATAACTTGAATCTAATTAAACAAGGTCAGGGTATAATTGTGGACAGATCAATTCCTAATGAACTCACGATTTCTAACAACAACCAAGACTATCATGTCGGTGCTAGAAAGGGAACTGTTACTTTACAAAACTCCTCTCCCAACACAATCCCACTTTTGACCTTTGGTAATTATTATAAGCACGTCAATAACGGCGTGCCCATCACTCTGACTTCCGATTTAGTTATACGGTTGGATGATTCCGGGGTCAACTGGAAATTGGGACAAGTCATGAGATTCTCTTTCGGAGACCAAATTATTCCCGGCAATTTCAATGTTAACTTCCTGACTAATGCCCAAGGAAGGTACCCTCTTGCAAATCCAACTCAAGTACCTTATTCCACTTTAATTCTTTCTTTGACCAACAACGAATTTGTTTCCTATGATTATAAACCGGTGATAGATATCGTTTGCGTAGATCCTGAAAATTTGATATTTCAGGTGGACCAAATTGGAAAAAGTCTTACTAACAACACGTAAAATCTGAAATTTAAAATTATGTCAGGCACACAAAACAGTATTAGTTCTTTAGTAGCTCAATTTCTGAGATTACAGAAAAACGCATTGGAAATTATTAATGGTCTAAATGAGGTAGCGACCTCAACTAACCAAAACGTACAAATTGAGATGCTGGATGAAGCTGGTATGCCCACAAACGTGAGTATTCCAGCATATGGCTACCTAAGTTCCCAAATTCAAAGACTAGATTCAAACATCCAGGCTTTAGCTGGCTTGGGAGATAATTTTTCCACTGTCAGAAATCCAGATGGAACCTATTCCCAAATTTACAAGTCCGAGCCTCTACGAGATCCTCAACCTTTTATTAATCTGCAAGTTCCCAGCACATTTTCAGCTCGGGACAATTGGTTTTTCGAAAGCTTTTTGTCTCCTTTGCTCTACATCAGCATTGATGTAACCGGTCAGCTTCCAGACGACGCAGACCGAATTTTGGTAAAGAGAATTATTGCCAACACAGAAACTGACGAACAAAAAGCTTATTTTGACTCTAATTTGAGTGGAAGAAACAACATCGGCGAACAGGAATTCATTAATGCTTTGACAGACAATGGAATTTTTTATTTTGTAGACGAAGAGATTATTCCTTTACCTTTGAGAACGATTAGAAATAAAGGAAATTTTAGTGTCCTTTCTTTTTACGATGACACTGTAAGCACCACAGACGCAAACGGGCAAACTGTCCAAGAAACTCGTAGAAATTACAAATTAAATTCTGTTCAATATACAGACACCAGCACAGGAGTAACAAACGGCAGAACCTTGGATGTGGGGAACGTTCTATTAACTGCCGATGGAAGCAGATATGAAATTATATCCATCAACATCAATCAAACGTCTGTCCAATTAAAAAGAACTTCTGGATATCAACCTGTTATGATAGGTACCAACAGTTTGACACTTTTATCTACCCAATTTAATCCTAGATTTGTGGACGTCAATGTTGGTTATAACGAAAGGCAAGGAGTTTTTTTTAAAAAAATCGATGACAATTACAACATCGTGGCCTCTTCTTGGTCTCCCGGTGTTGTTTTTTGGAGTAATCAGCTCAGAATAAATACGACTTCGGGAGTTCAAACACTTGAACAATTTTACCTTAATTCTGTAGCAGATTTGGGCCAGCAACTTTTGGCGATGGCCAAGGAGAAAAAAATAGCAGCTATCTCGGGATTAACTCCGGAAGCTCCCTCTATCGTTCCCACTAATTTCAGAGTTGTCCAGATTAACACTCAGTTAACACAATCTACTGACGTTCAAACACTGAACGAAAAAGTGGCTTTAAAGGCAACTTTGCAAAGTGAGATTTCCCAATTGGACACAGCAATCAACACTAGTCGGGCTCAAATTAATTCTGCCAGTAACACATCAGTGCTGCCCCAGTCTAGAGTTGGTTTAGATAATGCTTTGTCTTCAATATCAACAAGTCTGACAAGTTCAACCCAAAACACTCAGGCTCTTCAGGCAAATCTAAATTCTCTAACACAGCAAAGAGTTCAAAAACAACAATTGTTAGCTTCCGTCATAAGCGACATTTCTACCATTTCTGCTTCTACCCCTCAGCTCTTAGCAGAACCAAAATATAGAGTTAGAGGATTTTGGCCTATTCCTCCTCCCAAAATAAATCCAACTACAGGCAGACAGGAAGTAATCCAATTTATCATAGAGTATAGGTATTTGAGTGATTCTGGGGTTGCTCCTCCGGTCCAGCAAATTAATTTTCAGGATAACAACGGACAAGAAAAAACCGGTGCTTTTAGCAACTGGACACGCGAAATAACGAATATCAGATCCAAAATTTATGATGTTAATACTGGAACTTATGTCTGGGCTCCAGAAATAACAGACGATGCTGATGCCAACAACATTAATCAATTAGATATTCCAATTACAAGCGGTGAGCAAGTAGAAATTAGAGTTAAATCTGTTTCTGAAGCAGGCTGGCCCGATAATCCTGTAACCTCGGATTGGTCTGAATCTGTGACGATTTCTTTCCCTCCTGATGCAACAACCGAAAGTGCTGTTGTTTCTTTGACTGGCAATTTAAAAGATGAAGCTTTGCTTGCTATCCAGCAAGATTTATCTTCCCGGGGAGTAGATGCTTTGTTAAACAGACAATTTACTGCAGGAAATAAAACTTTTTTGGTTGATGCTCCTGTTATTTCCAGCGGATTCACAGATGCAAGTGGAAATCCAATGGATCTTTTTCAGAAGCTAACGGATATGCAAAATCAAATTGCTTCTTTAAGATCAATCATAGAAAAATCTGTAGGTGTGTTGGAAGTACAACTTGTGGACGAAGCAGGCAACACTCAAATCATTTCTAACGGACAGACGATCAAAGTAAACGCTGGCTACTATAATCAAATTTTCTCCAATCCCACCACCAGCGATGCAGGTAAAATTGCTTCTAGAATTTATCAGCTAAAGTTAGTGAATACTGCTGCTGGTTTATTGGAACTCGCTTCTTCTTTACCTGGTGGATTGGATACTTTGGCGGGAACATCTTCCACCTATTCTTTGCCGACCGGATATGCCCAAAATTTAAGATATGGTGAAATTGGTATTTCTATAACCTCTTTGACAGCTGCAGATATTATTCCTCCTGGTTCAACCGGGGCAGCAAACAATCAATCTTTTCAACAGCTAAGACAAGCTTCTCCTTATTCTTCCGGAAATGCCAATAGTCAATTCATTTACCCCAGATGGAAAAGTGTGGGTTTGGATCAAGATTTATATTTTATCTCCCAACCCTATGCTTCTGGTTATGATTATGAAGGTAATTCTAACGGTCAACCTCAAAATGGTTCTTCTTTGATTCCTTTTAACCCCACAATTTCTACCGTGCCCACTGCATCGGGACAAAATGGATCCGTGTGGAATGGTGGATACACTGGTTCTGCCGTACCCTATACTGGATTGGGAAATGGTTATCTAAGTGAATTCTGTGTGCATAAAAACCACCCCGCTTTATCTACTGGTTTATCTTTTACAAATCTAGTTACGCCTGATTATTCTTCGGCGGGTACTGTTGTCTATCCTTATTTCAGACAGTCTGATTATTTCTATTACGACAATTCATTACCCAATTATTGGATGCAACTTGGTTATACCACAGTGACTGATGATTTTGTTACGGGTGCAACTGCAACCAGGCAGGATGCTATGTATCCTTTGAAATTAGGATTTGAAAGTAACGATGAATGGTTGATTGGTAGATATTCCTGTGGATCTTATCTCTTTTTGGGACCATCTACTTCTTCTTTGGTTCAGGTTCAAGGTTCAACCTCACTAGCCAGTCAATTTGTTCAGCAAGGTACCAACAATGCGATTATTATCCCTTTAATTTTTCAATTTAGAGCAACGGATAAGTTGGGTTACATCGGAGGTTTTAAGGCTAGTGGGAATCCAACCAATATTACATATACAAAAAAATTAGGATTGGACATTCAGGTAAGAAATCAAAGTCCCTTCTCGTTTGATCTGGAAGTGACAGCAAAATACAAGAATGATACACTTTCTTCCCCTAATTTTTCTTCTCAAGGAGGGACAAACCTAGGATAAAATGAGTAACGAAAATACATTCCAAAATATTTGTGGGAATTCGCCCTCTAAACTATTTGATTCTAATTCTTCTTTTGGTGTTTTAAGAGCCAATCCGAAAATATCGGGAAATGTTAAAATTTCTTTGGATTCTGATGGAGGCGTTTGGCTGAATTCTATGGACGCAAATCCAATTTTGAGTGACCAAAGATTCAAGAAGTATCGGGTTACGGGTCAAAATACTTATGGAAAAGATTTACAAAGATTTTTTTCGATAGGTAAAAATTTGCAAAGCTCTTTAAATCCTGATGTTATTTTTGGAGTTGGGAAATTTACGGATGGAGAAAATAAGCCGGTAGAAAATTTTTCTTCTCAATATGATTTTTTTTATGGTTCTGGAGCTTCAACTTTAATAGACAGGAACTACACTGAAAATTTTCGTTATTTTCAACCCCTTTGGTTGCGTGACGAGTTGCCTGAATTTTTTGTTGTATTTAAAGTTCCAGAGCCTTTAAGTTATCCTTACTCTACTAATCAAGTCCAAATTAATGACGGATCACAATACAAAGTAATTCAAGATGTATCTTCTGCAGAAGTTTTCCAAATATCATATGGTAAAGATTCTCTGGGTAACGATTTAATTTATTCTGCTGGGCAATTTTTCACTGGCAATTCCGTATATTCTACATATACTGTTTTGAATGGAACAGGAAAGGTTGTTCTTATGGATGAACTTCTTTACCAATCTGAAGTGAATGATGTTCAAAGTTTTTTTAATTCGAAAATTTTACCCTATGCTTCAGTTATCTCAACCTTCGATTTAAGAGACAACACAACAATCGGAAAATACATCAGATCTATTACTAACGATCCATCATTCAGCCAAGCCCCAATTCAATTTTCATATGAGATAAATTCTTACACTTATTTTCATGGAATAGACATTCAAACAGGAGCTATGACCAAAAAAGGTGAACTGTTATATGATTTTTTAATTTCTAACGAATCAACTCCTCAGATTGATTTTGAAAATTATATTACAAATGGGTTTGCAAGGAATAATATTATTGCTCCTAATATCTTGAATTTAGAATTTTTGTTCAACGATCCTGATTCTGATTTGTACACCATTAACAGATATTTTGGTTGTTATGTTTCAAAAAATTGTTTAGGTAGTTTTAAACTGAATGGAAATTTCTTTTTTCAATTTGGCGAATCTGCAGGTAATAACAATTTACCTAAGCCTTCGTTAAATAACGTCGGGTTTTACAATTCCACCGCTAACAATTTTCAAAGTTCAACAACAGGAGTGCGTTTATATTACGAGGATGGACAGGGATGGATTCCTGGTTCATATGATGTAAACGTGGCTGATCCACAGAAACTCTTTTACGTAACCGACAAATTTGATGGTTTTTATAGTTTAAAAAGGAATGAAAATTATAATTCTATCACTGAAACTTGGCAAGACAATACCCCTATTGAATCTCAATTCGGACCTTATGTAAACGGAACATTTGCAACTGGGGGCATTACTGGACCTTCTCCTTATTCTGGTAATTTGGTTATACCGAATCGTTCTGTTAATTTGCTAAATTTCACTGGCCCAGGGGAAAAAATAGGTGGATTTTCGGGAATCCTGCCAGACACAAAAGGACATGCAAACATCAACATTGAATTTTTAAGCTCATATGATTCTAGTCTTCCTGTAACCTTTAAGATTTTCTGGCCTGGTGGAACTCGGGGTAATTTACAACAAAAATTCGATTTAATTCAGTCTGCCAAATTAGGTGGTACAATTTTAGGGTGGAAACCAGGGTCTGCTTACAACACGGGAAATGTACATTATTTTAATTTATCTGAAGGACAAACAAGTCAAATTGCCTCTGCATTTTCAGCGTGTGTAAAAAGTGTGAGCTCTGTGGTTTGGGATTCTGCAAATTCCCAGAATTCTTCTATTATACGGTCCAAAAAAGCTGGACCCAATTCTAACACCGAATTTAAAATAGCGGTTTTTTCTGACTATGAATCTTTTTCAACAAACTACCAAGGGATTTGGTCCAATACTGCTGCTTATGTAACAGGCCAAATTGTTACCTTTTCCGACACTTATTTTGTTGCTTTAAATTCAATCCCAGCACCAAGCCCAGGAAATTTAAATCCAAATCCCGAAACGGATTCCAATTGGTCTAGATATCAAACATTTTCCCAAGCCGGAATTTTAAAAATAGGAGATTTGGATGCTTCCTCTCTAACCGGAAATTTAAATTTCAGAGGAGGATCTGATTATTTAAAATCTAGAGTTATCTTTTCAATTGAGGAAAAAGATAAAATTGTGCCGGGTACATGGATAGAGGTAGAAAGTGGGAAAGGCGTAACAGGATCGGTCTCGATGATTACTGAGGTCACACGATATGTAGATGACCCAGTGTCAAACACCACGAATCAAATCTCAGCAGAAGTAACAGGTTTCAAGGGGTTTAACGAATTTTTGGTTGCCCATTTACAAGACAAAAATGCAATCATTAGCTTGGGTTCTGATGGTAACTTTAATCTGTTCGAGATTGTTAATTTGGAAAGTGGAGTTTTTTCATTTTTTGATTTGAAGGATTTTGATTTTGATTTTCTTGCTTCTACTTACGGGCTAACCCCTACCCCGGAGTTTCATCGTTATTTTCAATTAATCCCAAATCAAGCAGGCCAAATCAAAACAAATGTTAAATATTTGGTTAGACAGGGTCAAATTACATATAACTCTACCGTCTATCAAGCTAACCAAGCTTTTATAGGCGTATCATCATCTGACCTGTTTATTGACTCTGGTTCTGCCACGACAGGTGTATCAGCAATTGTGTTACCCGCTATCTTTAGCCAAGTAGGCTGGGTAGATTCAAATTACACCTATCCCATGGGTGGAATCTCGGCCGAGCCAAATTTGGATTCTTTCGTTGGTTTTTATGGGATACAATCTATCACAGCCGTCAATCCAACCCCAAATTCTTTAAATAAACAGGAAGTTTTTACTTACGGCAAGTTAGAAACCGAATATCAATATCTTCAAGAAAACTTCACCGTGGCAAGGGCCAATGTATCCAGAGTAGTACCTTTTATCAACAAGTGGGGTTACTTAGGTGGAACTGATGTTAGAGGCAATGTGTACCGTTTGAATTCTTCTCCTGCCTTTGCTCCCACTAATTTTTCACCTAGTTTCCAAAATGACTCGCCAAATCCATCCTATTTCACCCATGAATGGTTTTTATTAGAAGGTGTACCCAGAGAATTCCCGGCTGATAAGATTTCAGAGCAAAGTAGTTATCTGCCAGGTAAGATTGATTTACAACAAGTGAGGGATGCCAATCCATCTTCTAGTCTTTATTCCTATTCTTTTCTTACCGTTGAACCTACAGATTATCCTGCTCCCTATGTTGACCCATCCAATGTTACTAAAGAATTTTTCACCCCCTTTTTCTACAATTCTGCTACAGGATTTTATGACACAGTTTTTAGAGGGGTAAAGATTTCTTTGAAAAGAAAAAGTAATATTCCAAATCCAACTTCAGATCTTGACAAATACGTTTTGAATTATCGAGGATTTGAAGGTTACAATTTTTCTTCTATCTTGAGGGTAATCCCCGAAGACTCTAGTACCATCCAAGCTCCGGTTACTTACGAAATCATCGAAAACACGCAACAGGAAATTGTATTGTTTGTTACAACTGTGGTGATGAAGGATTAT